AAGTTTCCATTTAAGGAAGTCTGGAATATAATGAATGTTTAAAGCATTTACGGCACATGCAATTGTAACTTCTACATTGTTAGATGTTTCTTTATCTAAACGTTCAAACATTTTAAGTTGATGGTCCCATTCACTTGGGTAACGAATATAATCATTCATTGCACCAATACTGTCAATACTATAATGGAAACGTACTTTTTGGAAATGTGTCCATAGTTCTAATAGTCTATCTGGAAGTTCAACACCATTTGAATTGTAACGCACTTCAATTTGATGTGCATATCCCATTTCAATAACTTTAGATAAAATACTGTAATGTTCTTCAATAACTGTACTTTCGCCGCCTGCAAAATATAATTGTCTAATGTATGGAATTTGTGCATAAAACTGTTCCCAAAATACAGGATTGTCTTTGTGCCAATTATAACTAGCACCAAACGTTTTACCTTTAGAATCCCAATTCATAGTTTCTTTTAGAGATTCATTTGTAATATTTGGATATAATGCATTCCAGTCTTTGACCCAACCTGAACTATCATGTGGGCTACACATAACACAACCTAACTGACATTTAGTTCCCATACGAATATCAATATAACGTAGTTTACTATCTGTACTTCCATCTTCGTATGTTTGTGCTACTAGTTCGTCAACATCAATACCATCACGCATCCAATAGTCTGTTTCCCATTGACGCTTTGATCTATGTCCTGCATCTTCTTCTTTGTAGCATTTTAAACAACTAGCTGGCTTATCACCTCTAAGCATCATTTGTCTAACGCTTCTCATATAGCTGTTATTCCAACTGCTATTAAGATCACTGTTGTTTAGGTTAGCAGGCTTACCATCTTCTGTTTTAACAATACCTACTCGTCCACCGTGTGCTTTATCATTTGTTGCTCCTACACTTGATGCGTTAGCAGTACAACATACTCGCATACTTCCATCTGGTCTTGTGCTTAAATGTATCCACGGAAGTATACAAAAAGTATCGCTTGGTAATTTATTATCTGACATATTATTCTCTATATATTATATATGGTATCTTTAGTTCCTTTTGTAACTAGATCCCATGTTTGTTCTGTTGCAGTTCCTGTTATTTGTAAACAAGGTCTTTTAGTCCAACTACCATTCCATGTAACATGTGGTAGTGTACTCCATTCCCATGCAAAAATTGTTCCTGCTTTCCATTGTGTATATACAATGTTTCCAAATTGAAATATTTGTCCTGGTTCCCAATCTTCTAATGTAATTAAAAAACGTATCTTATCAGGATGTTGATACTTAAACTCTGGGTTATCAATAACTCTCTCTTTACGTGGATTACCTGGCAAGTTATCTATATGCCACATTAGTTGATCATTTGGATACTGATCATTAAATTTACATGTTATTTTTTCTGTAGTATTAAATCCTAGCATGTCTGTAATCTTCATAAACTGTGGGAACTCCTCTGGATATTTATCGTAATTAACTTTACGAAACATTGTAGCTTCGGGTTTCCCGTCTGGATTTTCGTTATCTTCTACAACATGATTTTTGCTTTTGACATTAGCCGCATGCTCATATCTTTGTTCGTTGTAGTTTTGATTTGTTACGCCTTTGCTTCTGGCGTGTTTTATTTCTTCTTCCCAATTACCGTCTAACACACCAATAATCTTAACATACTCTCCTTCAAGGTCAGTTTTAAATTTATTAAAATGCCAAGGTTTATTAAATGGGGAGGGCATGAACATTATTCCTTTGATTTGGTATTTGACAAGATGCTATAAAAACATCTTTGTGCTTAGTATTATTTATCTTTTTAAAGTCTAATTCAAAAGCACTAGTACGGTCAAATCCTTCCCAAAGGGCAAATTCATTTGTATTGTAAGGTTTAAATTGTAATTGTTTACGTATGGCAAAATCTGTCATGTTTGCAGATTCTTTCCATAGTAAGTCACGCATAGTATTGTAGTCTGTATACCCAGGTCTATAGTCTGGATAATGATCTGGTGCAAGATCCATTACTTCACTCCACCATGCAAAACTTTTTTGAGGTTCTCTATAAATTAACACAATCCTGTCTCCAGGAAAATTATTCCATATAAAGTCTAAGTTAAATTTTCTTGCTAAAAAATGGCACTTGATAATTCTATATCCTGTGCCACTGAATACATTATTAATATCATCTTGTAATTTGTTTTTTGTTAAAAAATTAAAGTCTATCCAGTCTTCACCACACCCCATTCCAGGGCCCCAATAACTGCCGCGATGACCATTATTAGCATCATTAGGATCGTACGCTCTGTGGTACATTGTTCTTTCTGGTGTTTCATCTGTTCGATCACAAGGTAGTATGGAACGCATTTGAATATCAATGCCGCTCCATCTACTACCCGGTATACCGCAAAACCAAACGTTACTTGTCATCAAAGTGTTTTCCTAAAAACCCAGTAACTCCTCGTATTACATCAGATTTAATAGCAGTGTAATCTAATTTCAAACTAATATTAGACATTGTATCTACCGTGAGTGCTTTAATAATTTCATCTGCAGATTTGTTCTTAATCATCTGCAAATCATCTTTTGTTAGTGTTATTCTTTCACCTGTACTTAGATCTACTCTAACTTCCTTGATATATTCAGCTGGAACATGATCCATAGATACTTGGTCAAAGATCAGATCGAATGACCTATCTTTTCGTTCTATTGGCATGTTATTCCTTATTTAATTATTCTGAAACTGCTTCAGATTCTTTTTTAGCAACTGGTTTCTTAGGTCCAGGCTTTAATCCAGGAGCCAAATCATATGCTTGAGCTTTTAGACTCTTTGCTTCTGTTTCGTATCCTTTTGCTTGTGCTAAGAATTGTTTAGCTAAATCAGTATCACTAATACCTTCGTTAGATGTAGCTGGTGCAGTACTTTCCATAACTGGAGTTGGTGCAGTTGTTTTTCCTGCCATACTAACTTGTTCAGTTGATGGAGCAACTACTGACGCATCACCAGTATTTTCACGCACAATATTATTAATCTCAGTTAATCCAACTGCTACTTCATTGTTTGGAGTTAATGTGATTTGATCTGTAGGTACTTTTTGTAGTCTACCTGTTTTGTGCAATGCTTGTAGCATATTAGTACCATCAGTTAGAACTGTTCGTTCTGCATACTCATAAAAGTCATTGCTTTGTTGAGCTCCTGGTGATTCTACTGCGTTCATAATATCATCATGCATCCAATCTGGAAGTGCGTCTGTGTCTACTACTAAACAGTTATGTGGTTCTTCTGGTACTTCTCTGAATACCACTACACATTTTTTTCCTGTATGGGTCTTACCCACATGTTTTATATTCATACTCATAATTGTTTCTCCTTATTAGGATTTATCTGAAGAGCTTGCATCTGCATCTGCGTCTGCTTTATCTTCTGGTTTTTCTTCTGGCTTAGGTGTGTTTGCTTTAATAAAAGCTACTAACTTCTCAAAACATGCACCTACTTGACCTGCTTCTGCTGCCTTAAAAGCACCACGTTGTGTTGCTAAATCAATAATATTTGCTGAAAGAACGATATCTTGTAGGGCTAGTCCTACCATCTCGCCTGCATCTTTAGGTGCTTGGTCTTTTGTTTCTTTTTTCATTTTATACTCCTTGGTATAGTTTAATTAACTACTATGTTATTTATGCCGGTACGTGAGCAGTATTGCTTAACTTACTAACATAAAGATTCTTGTTAAATTGAGCTATGTCGTCTTTTAGTTCAAACCATAGCTGATATATTTGTTTAGACTTATCTAAAGGTCTAATATGATATAGTCCTACTACATCTGTCATTAAGTCATTCCAAGCGATGTCGTTGTTATTAGTTACAACAACTACTCTATTTCTCATCATATTCATGACTAATTCTGTACCTGCAATTAATTGCAAGTCTGTTTCACTCAGGCTTCCGCCATTGTTAACTAACTTAATTCTGTTATTTGTTTCTTTTTTCACTTTTACCATTCCCATAATTGTATTATTATATAACAAATTAGTAGTTGTGTCAACCACTAAACGCTAATTTAAATAGCATTGCATCTTCTTCTTTTTCAAAATGTATTGTATGGCTATCATCTGGATTTGCATATTTTGTAGCATTAAATGTATGATGATATAGATGCTTTTTGCACCATTTCAATGCACTATTGTAATTAAAAACTACTATTGGTGTACCTGTTGGAGCCCATTTTCTTTTATAATCACTGATCATTAATGGAGTCCAATCTTTGCATTCTGGTCCATATAACCTAATATTTGTTCTTTGCCTAGGATGAAACTCGCTAATATCTATTGTATCTTCGTCTACTAGTTTAGGTGTTAGTCCTAATTTATATAATGATGTCATTAATTATTGCCCAAGTTCTTTACAATTAAGATCTGTTAGGTTTAATCTTTTACAAGTTTTGCCGTTTCTAATTTCATCATAGTAAACTACCTGTGTAGGCATTTTAATTTTATAAAGATGCTTACATTGATTATAAAGTTTAAATGTAGCTGATTCGCCTCCAAGTCCTAGCAGTTCTGACCATTCGCCTTTTTTAGTAACATTTATTAATTCATTACTGGCTCCACTATTTCTAAAACAAGTTTCAACTTCAGGTGTAAAGTTCTTATGATTAAGGTATCTTGATAACCCACCTCTATAAATTCCAAATCTAAAATAAACAAATTCCGTATTTTTTGTTAGTGTTGGTCCATTAAATTCATATACAAGTTCATTGTTTAACCAAAGTTTAATAAACCCATCGTCTTTTTTTGACCATTTATAGTTAACTATAAAATCATTCCACGCCTGTGTTTTTGTTGAGTCTAGTGTTACCCATGCTCTGTTCTGAAGTTCTGAATCAATAACTAATCCACTTTTTGTTTTTTTGAATAAAAGAGTACAACATGGGTCAGAGTCTTTAGATGATTCAAGATTAAATTGTCCAAGATCAAGAAGTGCAGGATTCATAATATCTACAAAATTGCTAGGTATGAATACTGACCATGCATGCCAACCTTGTTCTCCAGCAAACATGTCTCTTCCAGAAATTTCAAATCTTTCTCTATCACCTTTGCAATCATTCCATCCTTGTGCAGGATTGTTACAATCACCATCTCTTAATTCAAATCTCATTGAGTGATTGCCTGCTCTTACTGGATGTCCATTGCTTTTATCAACTATTTGAAATCCATAATCTTTAAATGCAGTTTTATCAGCTAAACAAAATCCATAATGATCTTTAAATGCTACATCAGTTGGAAGAGCTATTTTTGAACAATAATCATTAGGATTTTGTATTTGATAATTATCTGCAAACCCTTGTACAGGTAAAAATGTAAATGCAAGTAATGTAATTAATAATTTAAGCTGCTTCATAGTGTACTGTAACTCCAAAAGGTGATTGAATTCGTTTTTGTTTATCGCCATGTACTACAAACAATGTATCGCAGTAATCTGCATTACCCCAACTACCCCACGGGTAACCATCTGTAAACATAACTAGTTGATCTGGCTCAATGTTATACTGCTCTAAGTAATTAAATACTACATCAAAGTCAGTGCCGCCTCCACCTTTAAGTTCGTATTCATCCATAGTACGACCATCGTCACTAGTAAAGTCATCTGCACCATACACATCCGTATCAAATTGAAAGACATGTACTTTGTAAGCCTGGTATTGATCCATAATGCCTTGTACTTCACTAAGGAAGTCACGTAGCATATCTTGACTAATACTACCACTTGTATCTAATGCAATTGCAATATTTAATTCTTCGTCTTTGTCCATACCTGGAAAAATAACTTCGCCACTACGTTTACTAGGACGCATAAAAGTAAAGTCGTTTTTAAGTGAACTCTCTAATTGAGTTCTAAGTATGTCTCTCCAATCCATTTTAGGTGCAACCAACTCACTAATCATACGTTTAATTACATCTGGTACACCTTCGCCTGCGGCTTGTGCCGCTTGGATAGTGGCTTGTTTAATTTCGTCTGCTAATGCTTTCTTTTCTTCTTCAGACATTTCTTCACCAGCACCTTGACCAGCTTTGTCTTTTTCTTCATCGCTCATTTCGTCTAAATGAACATCCATGCCTTTAGCATCTCGTTGAGTCTTTAACAAGTCATCATATATCTCATAACTGTTCCAACCACTGTATTTCCAGTCCAAACAAATCTTGCCACCTTCTAATTTATCTTCTGTAATAGGCTTACCAATATTCTGTTCAACTAGTGTCATGTTAATGTTATAGTCAGCCGCCGCATTATAAAGTTGTGGCTTACGATCTCCACGTGCCTGCATATGATCAAATACACAATGCAATACTTCGTGTCCAACTAAAAAGTCTAACATTTCATCTGGCAACGAATTAACAAAATCTCTGTTAAACATAAACCTTCTGCCATCTGTTGCCGCAGTAGGAATATATGAGCTTGCATCTTCAATTTTTAACCTTACTGCTAACTGTCCAAAGAAAGGCTTAGTTAATAGCAACCTAACTCTGGATTGTGTAATTCTTTCTTCTGCAGTCTTGTTCATAATATTTCCTTTACAGTTAAATTAAGCGTCTAGTACCAAACGACCGTAACGACCAAAGTATTCTTCAAATCGTTCAATTTTCTTTTGCTTAGGAACTAACTTGTATTGTTGCATTGCAATTCTTGATGCCATAATAACCATTTCAGTTTCCATGTTATCCATCATAAAGTTAATGAAGTTTGAAAAGCTCTTGTGGTATTTTTCCATCTGCTTGCTATCAGCACCTGCTTTTTCACCAGTAATAAATCTATCTCTAAGTTCATAACATAGTGATGTAGCTAATGCATACATTGCCGATACTTCAGTAGTATCAATCTTTTTAACTTTAGCATCTAGTACATCTTCTGGAACAGGAAGGTCTCCTGCAATCTTTCTATGTGCCATAAACTTAACTGCAATACCTTCGCCAACACAACCTGCTACCATATCAGTCTGTAAACTATCTGACAAGTCTTCTTCACCTTCAAGTAGTTCTGAAGTAAATGTCCAAGCTCTTGGTGTAGCAAATCCTCTTGAACTTGATTGAGGATCAAAGTTATATAAGTCGCCTTTTGCAAATGAAAGGTAACCAACTACATCTGGGTTAACTTCATGCATTACAGCCCAATTCAACCAATCTTGGAAATCAACACGTAGTTCAAAATGAACAAACCTGTTCTCAAGTGGCTTAGGCATTCTGTAAGTAACACCTTTGTCAGTTTCTCTATTACCTGCCGCAATCATTACAACGTTGTCTGGCAGTTCGTATTGTCCAATACGTCTGTTAAGGATTAACTGGTAACCCGCCGCTTGCACACTAGGTGCCGCTGAGTTCATTTCATCTAAGAATACAATAACTGTATCGTACTTCTTAGCCAATTCTTTACTTGGCAAATCTGCAGGTGGTAACCATTGCATAACACCTGTTTCCATATTTGGTACAGGATAGCCTCTTAAATCAGTAGGCTCAAACAATGCAAGACGCATATCAATAACATGAGTTTTACCTAATGCACCTGAGTCACCAATTTCTTTAACTAGTTCTGATTTACCAATTCCTGGAGGACCCCATAAAAACACAGGACGCTTCTTTTTAAAAGCTCGTGTAATGAGAGTAGTTGCCTCACTAATTTTTACTGTTCTTGATTCACTTATCGCAGTTTTCATATTTTCACTTCCTTCTTCTAGTGGTGATAAAATTTGTTTCTTCTTTGGCATAACTTATATAACTATTATAATACACTTCTTTGTATTAGTCAATTAATAATTTGCCTTTCCGTTAACTAGGAATAAAAGAAATCCTCCTACTCCCATTGTTATTAATCCAACAAATGCTACAACTAGCATTTCTCCTAAGGTATTTGCAGTTTCCATACACTTACCGTCACAATCGTTACCTGAACCAGCTATAGCCATAAGCCCGCTAAACAACAAAATTCCGCCTAATATATTTAAAAATGTATTCATTTGCTTCTCCTTTTTATTAACTATACTTACAGTATACAGTAAGACATCTTACTTGTCAACCTTTTAAGCATAAAAAAGTCATAAAAAAACCCTTATTTTACAAGGGTTTTTAAATTAATTTAATCTTTTTTTGTTAATGGAAACTCAAAACCAACAGTTATACCCCAATTTTCATTGGGTTTTGTCTCATATGCTGGTGTAATAAACCAATTATCTTTGGTTATTCTGAACATTGGAGCTACTTCTTTTTCTGTGTTATATCCTGTAACCCAACCTAATTCAAGCTCTATATCATATGGCATTTGAAATTGATATCCAACATAACCACTTATATTTTCTTCACTATTATAATAAATTCCAGCTATTGTATTATTAACATCGCATCTTGCATGTGGATGTAATGAGTTATAATCACCTGCTAGTCCAAGGTGCATTGTTACTGCTAATGATAGTGCTAAACAATTCATACTTACTCCCTATTGTTTATATTATTATAAGATATGTTGACTATTTTGTCAACTATTGACGTTGTTTTTCTCGTTGAGTAATGATATCTCTAAGTGATTGTATATCCATTTCACTTAATGCTACTTCAATTGTCAATAATTCTTCGCCACGTAATACTGTAACATACCAAACATCTCCTGGAAATGCTTTTAGTGTTTCACGTAATACTGAGAAACTATTAATAACTTCTTCACCATTAAGTTCTATTAATATATCACCTTGTTTAAAACCAGCTAGTTCGCCTACGTTAGGCAATGCATCGGGCTTCTTTTTTGTATAATCAAAATAAGCATAATGTCTATCTTCATCTGGTATATGCTTTACTTCTTCAAATAAGAAAGAGCTAAGACTAAATGGAAATTCTGCATATGGTACATATCCTTTAGCATGGTATTGTGGACTTAAAATATAATCAACACTTCTACGTACTTGATCTACACTTACTGCCATACCAACTCCATCCCAACCTGGAATTGCTCTACCTGGGCTGTAAATACTTTGAGCTACACCAATAAGTTTTCCACGATCAGTAAATATAGGACCGCCACTGTTACCTTGATTAATAACTGCATCAACTTGTAACATTAAATTATATGGACGCATACCAAATCTATCTCTGTATACAACATGACCTTGTGTACTTGTCCAAGACATGCTCATTCCATGTCCTATAACAACAACAGGTGTTCCTGTACTATAATCGTCTTTGGTGCCCCATTCAACTGCTTCCCATTCTTCATCTTCTTTTTTGTAAATTTTAAGAACTGCTATGTCAGTTACAATATCATGTCCAATAATCTCTGCTTCGTAAGACCACATTTGCATAGCAGTCTGTACATTTACTCTGAATATGTCTGGTTGATCTAAGTATGAGTCAACAACATGATGGTTTGTAACAATTGTTGCTGATGTATCGTCTACATCAATTATAAAACCTGTGCCTCGACCTGACATTCCATTAAGCTCTGGACTATCTGGAGCAAATACACTTAGTACAACAACTTTAGCAAAGTTATCATATATTGTTTCTTTTGATCTTCGTTCTTGATCGAAACCATCGCCATTAAATAAAAATGCATTTACATCATATATTGCTTGTCCAACGGTTTCATTTTTATCATATACAAAGCCAATACCTTGATGTATTTTTTCTTGTATTTCTCTGTAATATGAGTTTGTTACTACGCTGAGCATAAATGCTATTGCTATGATTGATGTTGTTCTTACAAAAGGTTTTTTGAAGAACTTTCTGATGCTGTTTGATTTTAACATATAGTTTCCTTTTATTAGAATCCTAACAAAAGACTATAGGAAACTGTATATGTATTTATACAATTTAATTGGTAGTTAAACGCTAGTTAAATACTATGTTTAGTCCATTCACTGTAATATCTATCAAATCGCTTTGTGGGTGGTCCCAACCTATTTCGTTTACTGTGAATCCAAGTCGTTTAGCAACATCTGTTATATATTCTTCAGTCCAATTAAAGAAATCAATCCACTGGGCATGTTTGTTTACATGTGTTATACCTGGATTAGCACGTAAGAACAGTTTGCCACTTGGTTTTACTAAGCTGGCTGCAGCTACTAGTTGAGATTCTATTGTTGCTTGATCACCAAAATTAATACTGCCTAGTACTAACACAACATCCCATTTTATGTTTGGATTTTTCTTTGCAAACTCTTCTATGCCTATTTTAAAATCTGCATTACTGTTAAATGGATCTATGCCTGTTAATTTGGCACCAAAGTGTTCTTTCCATCCATTATCTCCACAACCAACATCAAGTATTTCAAGTGGATCTTTGCTTTGTTCTTGTAAAGCATTAATTTTGTCTAATAACTGTTGTCCTGTTTTGCGTGTTTCAAACTTTAAATGTTGTTTCCAGTAATTCTTTGCTTCATCGGATTCTTTAGTATCGCCAAAGTAACGAGCCAATAATGCTTCGTCTATATCATATTGCAATTGTAAAAACGATTCATAATCTTTAACATCAATATCATAACGCTCTTGTATAAGGTTCGCTAAATCATCTGCTACTTTTTTGTTTATTCGCATTATAGTTCTTTTGCTAATGGAAATATATCTGCAATAACTTTAGCACAAGCATGTGCAATTTCCATATGTTCTTTTTGTGTACCATTTGCACCACGTAATTCGATGTAATGTACCCAACTACGAATTGTGCCATTCATGTATAATCGTGTTTTAGTACAACCTTCTGGTAATACTACACGGGCTTGTTCTTTAGCAATGCCATTGTCAATTGCCCAATTGTATGCTTTTTCGGCTTGCATAATAACTTTTAGTTGTTCATCTTCCCAACGCTCCATTAGGTAGTCATTGTCAGTATCAATACTGTTTTGTCTGTTCTTTGTATCTTGTAAACGACATTCGCGTGTTACAAACTGCTCGCCCATTTCTTCTGGGTTAGCATAACGCTGGCTGAATTCTTGGAATGCAAAACTTCTGTGTCTTACTATTTGATGTGCAATGTCTCGAGTTGTTTCAATTTCTAAACATGCACTCACCATTTCAAGTGGACTCCAATGTTGGTGTTTGATGAGATACTTGATTAGTTTCTCACTTGTTTCTTTATTGATTTGATTATTTGGGTTACTTACTTTTGCACAAAAGGCAATCAGTTCTTGTAAGTTATCCAGGCCTGTGTCAACAGGTGCTGTACTGTGTGATATTAGTTTCACTTGCATTCTATAATTTCCTCTTTTATAGTTTATATGTTTAATGTGAATTAAACTTTTTTAGTAATGGTGATAAGTCTACAGTGGGTGCTTCTACTTTAGATTTTTTATTGCTTTTATTTTTTCTAATATCAACAATAAATGCTCCTGTGTTTCTACTTCTCTTTGCAGTTTTGCAATATTGATTAGCGTATACCCATGCGAGTATTTCTTCTGACATCTTTCCATGCCCTGTAATAATTGTAGTACTCTTAATGTTATCAAAATAACATTCAGCTACATGTTTGGTAAATTCTTTCCAAGCATCATGTACTTTGTATCCGTGTAAATCTAGTTCGTTCATAGTTTCATTACAAATTCTCTACCTAGCATATTGCCTACATAAATATTTGCTCTGTGGTGTTTAAAATATAATGGCATTCCTTGTAAGTCTGTTCTTATTATGCCATTGTGTTGTGATACATATGTTACTTCTACGTCTTGATCGTTGTCTGTACAATGAACTATTATAGTTTCAGGTACTTCAACTTTCTTTTCTTTATTTGCCATCTAACCATCCTTGGGCGCCCGCGAGCTTTGTTAAAAATGCATCCTTTTCTGTAAACAAAACTATGATGTCCTTGTCTACATAATATGGATATTTCATCTTTCTTAATAAAAGAATAAGATTATTCGCACTCATTTTTGGTGATTCAAATTGATATGCATTAAATTGTTTACTTAAAAGATTCTTACCATACTTTGTTAATCTTAAGGTATGGTTATTTTTAAATACTTCTTTCACTCTAAGATGATCACGTTCCATCAGACTAATTAACTTAGTCTGTATTAATTGAATCTCTTGTGACTGTCTCACCATCTGTTAATTTCACTACACTAAATAAATCAGTATTAAATTTCTTATTAAGTCTATCTGCTAAATTAAATGCATGCCCGCTATTTGAGAAACTTACCTTCTTATACTTTGGTCCTGGATAGTTTACCAACGTATTCAACGTTCTTAAGTTAATTGGTTTACTCTCATAATATACTGCAAAAATTGCCTCTGCTTTTAATATTTGTTCACTATTATAACTTTTATCCACTTGGTCAAGTATAATCGTAGGTTTTGGTCTTGCCATTAAATGTTTCTCCTGTTACATGTATTTATACAAATACATCAAAAAAACATCAGTTAATGGTTTATTTCATGCTTAATTTTATATCCTCAATGATATTATTATACCAATTTATATGTCCTTTTTCGTTGTAATGCCCACATGAACAGTAGAACGTTTTAGAGAACTTTTCCTGTATAGCATCTGGTGATATTTCACCTATAAAGTAATCAAATAAAGTTGATGATGGTCCTAATATATGTTTGCACATTTTTATTTCTCTTGCTATTGAGTTCCATGTTTGCCATTTAAAATTAATATTATTAGAAATTACAATATTCTTTATAGATTCAATATGAACAAGATGTTCGTGTAGTTGCATTGCCGTGCCTGCAGAAAATATATGAACTTCACTTGCTTTTTGTATTAGGGTTAGGTCGGCGTTTGGAAAGATCTCTGTATAATTCTTAGGAATTGTAACATTAACTTCATGTGCTATCTGTTGTATAGCACTCCGGTATTCTTTATTGTCATACCCCCTTCTTGGTCCCCACCCTTCTAGTATACTATTTATTTTATGTCCAAGCACCCAATCTTTATTTGGCAACTCTTCAAAAAATTCTTGTGGTAATTTTACTGTATTATCTATACAACGAGGTTCTAGTATAAAAAGTTTACAATTGTTATTTAAGAAACCTTTATTGGATAATTCATTTGTTGCTTCTAATAAATCCATATTACCGCACCCAGATAATCCAAGTTGAACTATTTCTAATCCTAGTTCTTCTGCAACTCTTTGATATGCAGTTTTTTGTACCAAGTTAACTTTTTTGCCATTTTGTAGAGTATTGGAGTAGTAATCACCTTCTTCACAATCACCATTAGTATGACTAGTTCCTAGTGCAATCATATAAGGCTTAGTTGGTGGAGTTAATACCTCCATTACTCGTTATCTTCTACAATTTCAAATCTTTGACCACCTGCTAATACACAGGCTACATTCATATCAGACTTGACAAGCAACACAGTATATTCTAGTGTTATTTCATTTCTAGTAATAATAATACCATCAAATGGATCCATTGGCAAATACTCTGGTCTTTTAATACCAGTTGCATATATTGTTTGTCCATTTGTTTCTAGTATATTTCTAACAATGCCTAATGAATTACATGTAATAACTCTGTTAATTTGTCTCCACGGTGACGCTTCAGGTGTTGGTGTTTGTTCAACTTCTGGAGCAGGCTCTACCGGTAGTGGCACCGTTGGATTAAGTTCCTGTTGTGCCATTACTGATGTTGATAGGAACAACAATGCTCCTAGTGTATATAATAGTTTCATTCCTTCCTCGCTTTCTTTAAATTTAAATTCATATCCCATTCACTAAAGTATGGTCCTCTTGTTTCGTATTTTTCTACAGTTTCTAGTTTGGGACAGAACGCATGTTGCCAGCCCATTCCTTCGTATTTTAAAATATAATAACCTGCTACAAATACAGTCTTGCCTTTTTCTGCTTTTTTAAACAGTGGCATTGTATCGTGTTCAACAGGGTACAAAATACTCGTGTTCGTTGGTAACCCTTTGTATACTTGTGTTGCACCACCTACAACCGCTGTATCAACGGATTTGAAGCTCTCAAGGCTATTTAATAACTCTTTTGTGTTATTGTTCTGATCAAAGAACTCATATCCTTCATCTACCTTACGTAGTGTGCCAACTTTTCCATATTGACCTTCTACAATCCAATACTTGTCTTTTATAATTTCTTTAATCTTTTGTGTCATAGAGATTTATGTGTATTATCACAAGTAGGATAACTTCCGCTCTTCCCACACCAACACGCACTTCCTAGTCGTTTAACTTCAGTGATATTTGCCATTCGAAAACTTCTAAATCCTTTGGCAGTTGTATCCCAAACACTCATAACTTCTTCGTTAATCTTACGAATCTTTTCTTGTGTGAGTGGATCTTTTTTAGTTGCTGGTGGCAGATGTGATACATTTAATGTACACGACATAACCCGCTTATCACCGTTAATTTTATTAAAACTTACTTCCATAATACTTGTACGAAGTTTACCTTCTAGTTCTTCTCTTTTAATAATCATTTTATTGTCCTGTTTGTTTTATTACTGCAACGTTGGTCTTTGTAGTGGTTCAATGTCATCAACACTATTAAGTACATGTTGAGTCATTAAATTAAATTCTTCTTCTGATAGCAATGCTTTATAAATTTTAATTGATTGTGCCATCATTACTCCTGCTGACGCTAGAGGGTCGTATTCAAGAGATAGTTTTTCAAAGTCTCTATATGCTTTTTCTAAATCATCCATTTAATCTTCTCCAAAATTCTTCTACTGGGTTTGATTGTTTTGTTTTTACTTTTGGCATACCAATCTTGTAACCGATGTAAAACCCTATTATTGTTATTACTGACCCAATTAACAGTAATCCCAATCCATATTGAATATTCAGATTATAAATCCTTTAATATATCCCATGTATGCTGCCAATCCTTGACCCATATAGAGCCATCATTGTCATTGCCTCTCGAAGCAATAGCAGTAGCAAGCGGTTCATCATTGCCACCCGGCTGCATCATATCACCAAAAAAGAACACATTATAGTCATCAAAGTCATCTATAACTTGTCCCTTGTCACATCCTTCTCGTATAATATCTAATCCTGTTTCTCCTGCTACTTGAGCCTTAACACCTTTGTATCCGTATCTGTTATTAAATAGTTCTGCAATAAACTTACGCTCTTGATGTTCAGTATCGTATGCTACATATTCTGCTCGTTGCTCTGTTGTGGCACCTCTGCCTACTACACTAAAGTTAACTAGTCCTGGCCTGTCATCTAAATGTGTTCCTGTTCTAGTTTTAAACCTAGATCTAAACAATTCATCTAACAAAAAGTCACGCTCTTCGTTTCCTAGTATCCAGTCATTACGACTCACTTCCACACCTTTTTCCCATATGCTATTGCCACTGCATTGATAAGAACGCATAACACTGTGCATAATTTCTTCGCCTAACTGTTCTAGTGTTTTATGATAGTCACTTCCTGTTACAATACATACATTATGATTGGCTATAAAATTTAGGAAAAACTCTTTAAATTCTGGATCTATTAGTGTCCTACTTATAGTAAGGGTACCATCGACGTCAAATAAATAAACATCGTTATGCATTAGAGTAGCTCGCATTCAAGTATGCTGAGTGATCTGTTGCTCTATCTGCCAGACGTTGCATATCCCATTGTCCACATAGTTTCATAAAATGTATGCCTACTTGTGACTTCTGTTCCTTTTGCACTTGTTGTACAATAACTTCATCTAGTTTGCTTTTAATATGATCAGGTTGTTGTGTAAGATCAATAATGTGTTTGTTACGCTCATAATCTTCTAACACTCTATGTTCTTCGTTATTGTGATCTACCCAACGTTGTAGCATAAAGTTATTCCAATTAAAACCCTTAGTGTCTTTGTCAGCAAATGCTTCCATCATGCCTACTTTGTTTTTAGTGCCTTTTTTACGAGCACCTGGAAATGCACTAAACACGTTATCACTTGTGTCACCACGTATACACTTCTCAAATAACAACCACTGTGGGTCACCTATTTGTTTAGGTTCTTTAGTTTTCTTATCTATAACAGGCTTGCCTTTATCATCAAAAATGCCTTCTGTTGTAATAAGCTGACCTGTGATACCGTTGTACTGTTGTACATTAGGAGCAAGCAACTGATAGAAGTCACTGTCGCTACTTACAATGCAATGTTTGTCTGTGGGGTGATTTTGTATCCAACGAGCAATAAAGTCATCTGCTTCACACTCTCCATGTTGTAATACTGTAACATTAGTACGCTTCTCAAAGAAAGACTTTAGTCCATCAAACGCATCCCAAAATGCTTGATCTTCTTCTTGTTCTGCTTCTGTTAGTGCTGCACGAGCTACCTTACGATTGTTCTTGTAAGGCTCGTATGCATCTTTACGCCAACTACGGCCTTCCAAACATAATACAACATGTGTACCTTTTTGTTCACGAAACACTTTGTTAATACTGTTAAACATGATATGATAACTCATGCCAATTTTTGTGTTCATGTCTCCACGTACTACATGTCTAGCACGAAAAAACATATTCGCTGCATCTACTAAAATATAACTCATCATAGAAGTCCTATATTGTTTAAAATTAAATTACTGTTCTTCTGCAATAGTTCTACAAAGTCCTGTAAACCATGCATCAACTACTTCATTTTCATCAGCACCACTGTAACCAGCTTCTTGTAATTGCTTAACAAAAATGTTATTCCATTCTAATTCAAAGTAACCATCACTTGGCTTTTCAGCATCAAACTTAACATCTAACACCTTAACATATGCTTCGCCACGTGCAGTTGCTTTTTCTTTTTCAGTCATAGTATCTTTTTTATTACTGGAAACACCTAATACATTTTTTATTTTATTTAACATACTCATTTACCATCCTATACTTTCCCACGGTACATCTTTGTCGCCAAAGTGTCCGTAAACACAATTTTTACTATACTCATTATACTTGAATAATCCGAATCTGTCAATGATTCCTTTGGGTGTTAAGTCAATATTTTCTTCAATATACTTTTGAATACTTCTATTGTGCCCGTTTGAATCTACATAAATGCTAGTGGGTTCTTTAACACCGATAGCATAGCTAAGTTGAATACTACACCAGTCGGCCATGTTATCTGCTACAACATTCTTGGCTAACCATCTTGCCATATAAGCCGCACTTCTATCTACTTTGGTAGGATCTTTTCCACTAAATGCGCCGCCACCATGGGGAGCAAAACCACCATAAGTATCAACAATAATCTTTCTGCCTGTGAGACCTGTGTCTCCATCGGGTCCACCAATAACAAAATTACCAGTAGGATTGATGTGCCATACAGTGTTTTCATCTATTAAATCTCCTAATACTTCATTAGCGGCATCTCTTATAGGTGCCTTAATGCTATGTTGAAATCCTTGTTTGTGTTGATGTGATACAACAATTTGATCAATACGTGTTGGCTTTCCACCTTCGTACTGAACACTTACTTGCGACTTAGCATCTGGTAGTAGAAATTCATATCCACTTTCTCTAAATGTATCTAGTCGTTTTAAAATTTCATGTGAGAAATGAATAGGTGCTGGTAGCATTGCATCATTATCATCACACGCATACCCAAACATAATACCTTGGTCACCTGCACCAAAACTATCTGTTCCCAATCCAATATCTCCTGACTGTGAATGAATCTCGTTATAGATGTTTAACTTATCCCAATGGAATCCATCCTGTTCGTATCCAATCTCTTTAACTTTGTCACGAACGATTTGTTTTACTTCGTCCTTGCTTACATTAAAGTTCTTTACTTCACCCGCTAATGTTACATGGTTAGTGGTTACAAGTGTTTCAACTGCTACACGAGTTGTCTCGTCGCCGTTTTTTAATCCTGCATCAACTAGTGCATCACTAATTTGATCTGACACCTTATCAGGATGTCCTTTACTTACACTTTCGCTTGTAAAAATATAATTGCCTTGCTTCATAATTTATTAATATCCTGCTTTTCTTATACGATCTTCTAGACCGCTTTTAGGTTCCCCATGCATTTCCGAAGAGACTGATGTGGAGTCTTGGTGTGAATCTCCATCCCTTTTCCATACATATGTTTGCAACTTCTTGAACATTGAGATTATACTCTTCTGACCTGCCGCCCAACGGCATAAGGTACACAGGGCAGTCCAACCCTGCTTTACGATATTCATCAACAGCCTTGCCAGCCTCATCAATATCAGTCCTGTCAGCAACAACAAATTTAAGATAGATATCGCTACCATCAACAGTACTATACTCCCTAGCCACAACAGGCTTAATAGCATCGTCCCAAGATTCTCCACTAACGGAGAGCTTTGGCGAACAAGACCACGTGACTGTAATTCTGTCATTGTTGTCGAGATAGTGGAACAGATCGTCGTGTAAGTGTTGCGTAGTGTTTGTTTCAACTGTAACATTTTGTAAATCTCCCATACGTGGATGTTCAAATAATTGTACGTAAAGTTGTTGCCACGCCAACAACGGTTCGCCTCCTGTTAGGATAAGATGAATGTCTTGCCCATTATCGCAAGTCCACTTGCCTTCTGGAGTTAAACTTAATAAGTGTTCTACTACTTCGTCAATAGATCTTTGCTTATTAAATTCTTTAAATTCAGGATAGATGCTTGCATAAGTGTCGCAACCTGTGTGTATAATTGGTAAATCTGTAAATTCTTTAGTGTTCTTATGCACATCATTATTAATAAGATCTAATACCTCATCATTATAACGATTGCCTGCCGCATGTTTTTCTGCTCTACTAGGCTCACCTCTGTCTAATCCAAAGTTCATACAACGAAAGTTACAACCAAATGTACGAAGGAATACACTAGGTACTCCTACAAACTTTCCTTCACCTTGAACAGAATAGAATGCTTCACTATATCTAAGTTTATCCATTTATGCCTCGTAGATTGCTGAGTTGGCACCATGTTCTGCACACTCGGCTTTAACGCAATAGCATCTGTTATCTGTTGCTTCACGTATAAGTTTGTCTGCAAAGTTAAAGGCGTGTTCGGCAAACTTTTCTGCACCCACTCCATCAAAGATACGTAGTTCTGCTAAACCTTTTGATTCAAGATCTTTTAGTGTATCCATGTGTGGGTCTGTTTTGTCTACTGCTACCTTATGATCAAAACTATCTTCTAGCCAAGCCTTTAAAGGTTTTAGTCCTCCAAAGTCAACTGCCCAGTTTTTGTTGTCTAATTCATTACAACCAAATGTAAATGTAAATGCTAAACTATATCCGTGTAGCAAATGGCAATGCGAATGATCTGCATTAGGTTGACGGAACACTGCACTTAGTCCAATGTTGTGTCCGTAATGTTTTGTGCTATAATAAGCCATTGTATTCTCCTATAAAATTAAACGGCGGAGTATTTAGAGAGGGTCGACGCATAAAGTCCTCTATGTTGTTTATTTTCTTTTTTCGTCAATAAATTTGATATCGTACTGTCTATTACCGTCTGCAAATCTAATTGTACTATGACTATAAACTTCTGTTGTTTCAGTTACAAAAGTAGGATTGTCTTCACATACTGTTGTTCTTTTATATCCAACAATAGTTTTCTCGCCACCTTTTTTATTGGCAAAATCTGCTCCTAGTATTGCACCTAATATAGTTGCGGCATCTTTACCTTTGCCACCACCAACTTGGTTACCTAGTATACCACCAATAATTGCACCACCAAGTACTTCTCCTGTTTGTGCTTTACCAGTGTTACTGTAAATAGGAACATCTACTTCTGAACATGTTCTGTTTGAAACTCTATTTTGTGTTTCAACTGTTTTGTAATGGTGTGTTAAGTAGCCATCAACTTCCGTATAACTGTCAGCTCTTGCAGGTGAAGTTAAAATTAAAAATATTAATCCTGCTACAGCTATTAGTAGTGTTTCTTTAATCTTCATTTTGATCTCCTTTAGTTTTATTAAGTGTTTCATTTATTTCTTTAACTGTACTAAGTATACTATGTTTTACCACTTTTGTCAAGGCTTTTACGTCTTTTGGGAAACAAGCACCACTATATCCTAGGGTTCCATTGCTGTTTGGCACTTGCATGTGTGTCGACCCGATAGTAGGAAACCTGCCTAAGGCACTAGTTATAGTATCATAGTCAATGCCTGGTGGTAATTCGGTGTATAATTCGTGGAACCACGCTACTTTAGTGGCCAGCCAAGCATTATGTGTGTATTTGATCATACTTGCAGTACGTGGATCTGTATATACTACATTCCATTCTGGTATACAAAATAAGTCTGCCCAATGTTTTGCTTGTTCTTTATTGTTTTTATGATGTCCTAGCACAAATGTATGTTGATTTTTAAAGTCATTCTCTGCATGTGCTTCTCTTAGAAACTCTGGATTATATATTACATTAGTTGGATACTTTTCAATTAAATCTGGAGTTACTGAGCTTTTAAGTAAAATAGGAACACGTTCATCACATAATTCTAGTACACTTCTTACAATACTATCATCGCATTCTCCAAAGTATTCGCTTGGTGTAGGAACACATATGATAACTGAATCAGCTTCCATTGCCGCTTGTTGCGGATCAACGTCTGGATAATGTATTGGATCAACTTTTACTATGTTGTAACGTTCGCCTTCGTATTTTTCTTCTAAGAAGTTTGCTACAGTTCCACCAACGAAACCGCATCCAAATATTGTTATGTTCATATATTATTTCTCATACTATTCTTCTTTGTAACGAGTTGTCAATCCACTACTGTCAACTTTGATTACTTCTTCTACATAATCACTATGTTTAGAAGTATTACTAGTGCTAGAGTAACTACCCGTCCCACATGATCTATGACACTCTTGTGGAGTGTTGCCTGTTTTAAAACCCTCTATTAATTTAGTCCATGTCTTACTTTTTAGTATTGCATCTACGTTATGTTTTGTTATATCTAAATCTCCGTCGACGTCTATCCCATTATCTTCTCCCCATTTTTTAAATTCATTAAATTTTTCAACTGTATTTAAAAAACAACAAGGCTTTAATCTGTTATCAGCAGATAAAAATATAGGCATTTTATATATCAAACATCTAGGATTTATCATCTGGCCACCTGTATATTTCTGGGTCATCGCATTTGTAATTTTTAATATCTCTTTCACTTTTAACTGGTAAGAAATGATCAACTCCAAACTCCATTGCTAACTGTCTTGCTTCTGGTACTTGATGTTCGTTATATGGAAACACTAACATTTTCCATTCTAGTCTAGGCTTACGTTTGTGTGGAAGTGATCCCATTGTTTTCATACCTCGTATAATAGATTCCCAATTTGCACGAATTCTGTATATGTGATTTGTGTCTTCTAATCCATCAACACTAAAAGTAAACTTTTGTTTGGATGTCCAATTAATACTTGCTAGTTCATCCCACCACTTCTGTTTTTTAAAACTACCATTAGTATGAATCATAATTCTTTTATTTCTATCCACATAGTATCGTACAATGTCTATAAAGTCTGGATGATATATTGGATCACCATAGCATCCTACAAAAAGATAACGACGATCAGTAGGATCATCTGCGAAACTTTTAGCAAGGTTAGTGTCCATATGTCCCACATCCCAATATATTGGGTTGTCGCTTGGCTCATTTCTCGGACATGCAGGGCAACCAAGTGTGCATTTTGTTGTAAGTTCTATTTCTATTGGACTATTTAATAACATGTAGTATTATTTATTCATTCGTTTCTTATATGCTTCTTCAAATCCATCTACCCATTCATCGAGTGGTGCACCATCACAACCTGCTCTCCATATACGTTTAAAGTAATGTTCTTTTGATTCTGTTATTGTAGAATCGTTTGTATCTAAATGTCCCTTTACCATAAAAAAGTACATGCATGCTTCGTAGAATTCTTGCTCACGAACTTCTCGTGTGCGTCTAAGCATAAAATCATAGTATCTCTCTTGCGGCTTATGTTTCATCATCAACAACCATTTTTTGTGTAGCATTAAACAATGATGTATCGTTTGGTGTGGAACACATTCTTTTACATACGTCCATTGGTTGTTGTTCCATCTTGTTTGCAAAGTCTAGAACTGTTTTTTCTTTTATTGTTTTTACTGGTGTCATATCCATATTCCAATTTGGGTCAATATCAAATGTTTCCCAACACATTTGTTCTGGTATCCAACAACAAGGTCTTAGTGTACCAAACGGTGTTACAAATAATGTATCTCCGTATTTACATTTAGGAGTTATATCCAAGCTGGTACTCCTTTAGTGTTGGTCTTAATGGATCGTTTGGTCCATCAAATCTACTGCTTATTCTTAATGCAAATGTAATATTATATTGTTTGGCTAGTTGTTTTGCTTGTGTTATTTGATGTTCATTAAAACTGAAAGGTATCCATTGCCATACAATATTTTTACCCATGCTTGCACCTAATTTCATAGCATCAAATACATTATGCCAATCTGTACCTACTCTGTATTTATGTGCAGTATCTTCTAATCCGTCTAAGCCAAAATAAATTTTGCCTTTTGTATAACTATTATAAAATGATTCCCACCATTTTAAATCTTTTCCCACACCTGCTGTTGACATAAAAAAATCACAACCTTGTTCTGCACCAAACTTTACAAACTTATCTAATTGTTTATGAAATATTGGGTCACCTAAGTTTCCACAGAAATTTAATGTTTTAGGTTTTAATACTTTTACTAATTCTTCAAAATGTTCTGTACTCATATCACTTATCTTATATCCACTTGTGTATGTTCGTGGACACTTTGGGCATTGTAATAAGCATCTTCTAGTTATTTCTAGATGTAACTCTCTTATCATTAATCCTTCCTTTTTTTGTAATCTGCCATGCTCCGTGATCTAGTTCTTCCCAAATTAAAGTATCTCCTACATCCCAACCAACTTGGTCAAGTGCTTCAGGTGGAAACTCTATAAATAATTCTTTTGTTTTTCCATTTTCCTGTACTTCGATAGTCCAACTATTAGTGCCAGTTTGTTTATATTTCATTACTTAGATTCCCAATGTTCGTGGCAACGTGGCTCATAAGATTCTGCGCCACCAACCTTTACTCTAGTAGAGTGATCTGTTGCTCTTAGTCGTTGTGTCTTTCCTGCATCCATTCCACATATTGTACAGAATGCTTTAATTTTAAGTACTTCATCTGCTAGTGAAAGCATACGTGATGTTGTTTCAAACGGTACGCCCCTACTGTCTTGATCTAAACCTGCTACTACAAAGTTTACACCGTTGCGTAATCCTTCTTCAACAAACCACATAGTTTCGTTCATGTCAAAGAATTGTATCTCATCAATAAAAACTGTATGAAAGTTATATGACTTTATTGTATAGTTGTCTTTAACTAGTTCTAAGTCAATTACTGCAACGGCAGAATGTTTAAGTTGGTTATGTGTTATAATATGATTTGCATCGTATCTATCATCAATAACTGGTTTCAATACAAGACACTTATGTCCACCGTGTTCAATAAAGAGCAGTCGTTTGAGTAACTCACTGCTCTTACCAGCAAACATGGGGCCTGCTATGACCTCAAGTTTGCCTCGTTTAGTCTTGTATTGCTTTTGCATTAAAACATTACCTTGTAAGTTAGTCCTGCTGTTATATGATTGTCGCTAGTACCTGAATAGTTATTTCGCAACTCAATGTTAGCAGTAAATGAAGTTGTTTCTGTTAATGTATTTATATAAAACAACCCCAAGTCTAACTCTCTATTGTCCATTTTCATTGAACTATTCATATTTGTATTTGAAATATCTCCAGTGGAACTAACACTAGTAGGAATACTAAAGTTTGCATTACCACCTGTAATACTAACTGGCAAACTTGCTACAAATCCAAATGTTTCATTGTCTACAGTTTGTTTAATGCCTAGTGTTGCACTATTAGACATCATAATGTCTGCACTCTTAAGCATAGAGCTATTATCTACATTAAGTCTTGTTGCTCCTAGTGTAGCACTGCCCCACATGTTAATACCGTTATTAAAGTCTATACTATCTGTAAAACCTACATATGCAGTATTAGAACCATCTATTTTCATAAGCTCACTGTTTGCATAGTTACCTAAGAAACTTTCTGCTTCATTTACAAGACCCATACTGAACTTGTCCCATTGTTGCACAATACTGACATTACCATTTGTATCATTTAATGCAATGTGTGTACCTGCATTTGATACAGGAATAATACTACCGCCATTATATCCAATGTAATAGTCTGGAGCAAAACCATATTGACCTGCTAGTGTGGCACTTGCAGTACGAGTATCAATTGTGTTTACCATGCCATTGGCATCAAAGTAATAATCTCTATCATACTCATCAACTGCCATTACACTATTTAATGCTGAAATGTTTGTATTGCCACTCATTGCAATAGTACCACTGTTAGCAATATCTACTGTAGCACCATCGATTCTACCTGTAGTTGCTAGTCCCATTGCACCTTGTGGTTGTGTTGCTTCATCTAAATCTAGCATACCTTGTCCATGTACACTAGAATCGTAATTATTAATACCATCTGTACTTGCAGTATTAAGCAAAAGTTTACTAAGATTAGCACCAGTCATGTGTGGCCACATTTGATGTACAACTGCAACTGCACCTGCTACATGAGGAGCCGCCATTGATGTACCTGTTAGTGTTGTGTATTCTCCATTAATAGTAGGAGCCGCTACATATACACCGGGTGCCATAATATATCTATCGCTTATAAGTGCATCAGAATTACAAGTGCCATCATCATTTAGATCTCGACAAATAGTTCCTGCCGCATTACTCCATTTACTAAGGCCGTTTCTTCTTTCATCATACATACCAACTATAAGCACACGATCACCAATTTCTGAATCAAGAGCAATATGTGATTCTTGACTAGCTACTTTAAGTCTATCATTACCAGCGGCAAGAACCATAACAGTTTCGTGTCCTTTCATTGACTCGATCATTGCAGTACCATGTCCATTTGTAGAAAATATTTGATTATAACCAAGAGTGTTATAATCACCAAACGTCATATCTGCATAATAAACACCTTTGCTAATTTCTGTAAGACTGTTTCTGTATGCACTACTTGTTCGTGTACCAGCACTGATGTTTACAACATCTGCACCATTATTAACTGCCCATTCCATTGCGTCAGGAATCCTGTTAAATTGAAAGAAGCCACTGTCGTATGCAAGTTTACCAATAAGTAAATCAGCATCAGGGGCTACACCTGTAGTACCAATACCATCTAAGTTAGCTGCGGCAATACCTGCCACGTGTGTTCCGTGTCCATACTTATTACCATCTTCTACAGTTTCAAACCCACGTTCACATGCATTTGTAAAACACTGTGCGTCGAGAATACTATCTGTAAACTCACTGTGATCAGTATCAATACCAGTATCAAAGATTGCAATTACACTATCTTCACCTGTATATCCTCTAGACCATGCCGCTGGTGCTCCAATTTTATCTAAGTTATTACCAAAGTATCCACCTAGTCTTTCAATATATGAATCATTAATATTACTGTTCATATTCTTCACGGCATTATAATAACTATCACTTACTGTATAGTCAACATCGCCTCTAGCAAGATATTCTGCTTCTGTGAATACAATTACAGTAGGCGCATCTGGTTCTTCCTCAATTGGAACAACAAGAGCATACTCTCTAATTAGCTCACGATCAACTTGTGTGTCAATTGCATTTACAGTTTCTTTGCGATCAACTTTAACATCGTTTTGATATGTTTCTTTACCATTATCATAAACACTAACAGTTTTGTAATTAGTAAAATACGTAGTTGTAATAGGTGTAGTTTTAGTAACAGTAATTACTGCATACTCTCTGATTGTGTTACCATCTTGTTCTTCAACAACACTATTGTTTGTGGTAGTAATAGTTTCGCCACGATTAACAACTGTGCCAGGTACTTCTTCTACATAAGTACGCACAACTTTAGGTGCAATATCTGAATTAATAATAGTATTATATTTTTCAATCTCTGCTATATGCCAAGTATATCGAGATTGAATACGTTTATACCAACTGGCGTTACTATAGCGAGAATATTTGTTTATTAGTAACGAATATCTATTAGTAATGTTTGTGTAATTTCTTACGACTGATTTAGAAAAGTTTATTTGTCGCATTTGGTCCATTTTTTGGAACCAGGCTGCATCAAAATAACTTGTTTGTGCAGATGCTGATATTGGCGTTAGAGCAATGAATAACCCCATTAACGCGGTTGCAATTAGTTTCTTCATAGTAGTCTCCTGACTGTTAATGTAAGTACATTATATGATAAAATATACCATTTGTCAACCAAGAAACATTGGTTTTTAATGGTTTTTTACACAATTTCGTGCAATTCGTAGCTTTGACTCTTAGTTTCTGTAGATCCACCGTCATTATCTAGTGTTTCTTCGTTATACATAACTTCATCAATTATATGTTCGCCATCTAAGTTAGTTGCATTTACTGTTAATTTAGTTGGATCAAACTCACCATCTATCTCAAGTTCTGCATAAAAATGCTGACCTTTTTCTGATGCATATGCAGTCCAATAATATCCACGCTTTTGTTCTTCTACAAGCTGGTCTGTGGTATGTACTAGATTAACATCATCTGATGTATATACTTCTTCACCCGAGTCTAATGATGTTACTACAACTCTACACGAATCTACATCAGCACCACATACATGTTCTATATCATCTAAGTCGTGCCAGTAACCCAAGAAACGTGGGTCTTCCTCATCAGTAATAGGATTATCTCCATCAGCGTCATCATATGGATCCCAAAATACGTGACTGTCTAGTCCATCACCTTCGTTTTCTATCCAAAAATCATACTGCTCTTTTGTTAGTGTGCCTAATACAAACTCACCACCATAGCCGTATAATTCTACTTCATACTTTGCCATTGTCTTCTCCTGAAAGTTTATTTAGAAATAGTTTTTCTTCTATTCGTTTGCTAACATCTACTCCCATCTCTTCAAGTAGTTCTGTTAGTATTTCAATTTTAAAATGTGCATCTTTTATTTTTTCTTCGTATGGATCAATTATAGGCATAGGCTCTGCTAGAGTTACATTGTTACTTCCTATTGTATATGCAGTAAGTTGTTCATCAGTGTATGATTGTTTTACACTAAAAGTTCCACCTGTTTTAAACTTCGCCATATTGTATTTTTCCTACTCTTTGCTTAATTATTCCTGCCAGTTCTTTATCGTATTCACTTAATTTATGTTCTAGAGCTGTACTTGGTATCATGTATTCACTTATCTCTCCAAGAAAGTCTATACTTTCATCATCTGGATGTAACAATGCAATACCTAAATCCATCATATCAGCGTGTGTTATTTTATCTTTAACATTACCTAAGTAATCTCCAACAATATCAAAGTCACTGTCGCTAGTATCAAACACTACAAATTGTCTCAGTACTTCATCATTATCAATTGGTGCAGTAATATGCTTTGCCGCATATACTTGAGCCAGTGTTGTGTTATCAACTGTTGCACCTGCAAATACCATTAGTATTCTTTCTACTCCGTGTTCTTTTAATAAATCTCTTGCTGATTCATAATCTTCACGTTCTCTAAAAGTTACTATATTAGTAAATCCATTTTGAATTAAATTTCTATAAGTTACTGCGCCTAAGTTAACTTCTAATAGTTCATGTAAGCTATTACTTTCCATGTCTTTACAATCAATTAACACTCCAACTTTGCTATTACTTTTATTTTGTATAATTTTTGGGTTCAATATGTTAGTTCCTATACGTAAACGTAGACTAAATCTATTTCCTTTGCCTGCTTTGAAACTATGCATTGCTTGTGGTGTGCTTTTAAATATAACTGCATCACCTGAAGTTGCACGAGTATCAAAGTCATCTAAATGCAATGTTCGTGTTTCATCATCAATTTGTAAATAATATTGTAATGTTAATGTATCTTTACGTGGACCTGTATCGTTATGTTTATCATTAGATCCGTTTGGTTGACACCAATCAAATACAAGACTAGCTTCATATCCAGTGCTATAATCTATGTTGTAATGCTGAAGTAATAATTCATGTGTTGCCCATCCGTTTAATTCTTGTAATACATCTTTAGCAAGTGAAGGTGGCAATAGTTCAACAAAATCCTGTGATATAAATTTTGCTTGGATTCCTTCTGCAAAACGATCTTTTGAAACATTATTCCAATCTACTGTATTAAGTACTTCTAATAAAGAATCAACTGTTTCTTTGTCAAAAGCATTTCGTATTATTTTATGTTCCCAAGGTAATAAGAAATCAGGAGTATTTAATATCTTTGATATATTATGATTATGTGCTACCATAATCACGTTCGCCTTCCCATGGAAACACAACCCATACATCATCTTCCATTTTATTAATTTCTAATGCAGTATAGTCCATACCATCAAATCCACTTGCTTGGTTGTCTATTAAGCAGGCAGTACGAACAGTATCGCCCCATGCACTAACATCATACGAGGCTCCACCCATACTTGCTTGCCAGTCTTCTCTGATCCAACTAAGTGTTTTGCCACTATCATTAATATCATCAATAATTAAAATCTTCTTGCCTTTGGCTAATGCATCTTCGGCCATCCATGTATTAGATTCTGGACCACTGTAATTACTATCTGTGTCTCTGAATCTTACATCCAGTGCATGCATCATAATGCCTGTTTTGTTTGACATCATTACTGCTGGCACAAGTCCACCACGTGTCATACCTACAATATAATCTGGGCGCCAGTTGTCTGCAAACATAAGATTGTTAATAGTATCAATCATATGCTCAATATCTTTCCACGTATAGTGTACCTTGTTAACCATTTGTAATCTCCTACTTAGCTGCGAAATCTGATTGTAATTTAATGTTATCCATGAACTCTTCTTTAGTTGCAGGATCGCTTTTGAATGCACCTTTAAGAACTGTAGTTTGTGTTAAACTACTAGTTGCCATAATACCTCTATTCTCACAACAACCATGTGTTGCTTGAATGTAAACTCCTACATCATCTGACTTGGTTACTTTCATAATCTCACGTGAAATATCCATTGCAAGTTCTTCTTGTAGTGTGCCACGCCTTGCACACCATTGTGCGATACGTGTATATTTAGATAAGCCAATTAGTGTATCAGCGGCAATAATACCAATGTATGCTACACCAGTTACTGGCTGATGATGGTGAGAGCAAACACTTTTAAGTTCACTGCGTACAACTAACATACCATCATATTTTTCGTTAGTTACATTATCTGGTTCGTTTGGAAATGCTGTTGCAGGTGGTGGAGCCTCATATCTACCTACCATTAATTCATTGTAATACATTTTTGCTAAACGTCTTGCAGTATCCATACTGTTAGGATCTGTTTTTCTATCAATAACTAATGTATCTAATACTGTTTCAAAGGCAAGTGCTGCCTCATCTATCAATTCTGCTTTATCTCCATTTTGTAATACTTCGCTGATGTTATCACCTGCCCAATATCTAATTCCTGCTTCTTCTAATTTGTTTCTAATTTGTTTCGACTTGCTCATTTTTCTTCTCCGAGTTTATGACGTGGATGTCATTTTGTTTTTTTCTATACCAATTATATGCGGTCTTAACAATAGTGTCAAGATCATATCTTGGTGTCCAATTTAATTCTACGTTTGCTAACATAGTGTTTGCCACTAGTGTAGCAGGATCGCCATCCCTTGCTGGTCCAATTGTAACATTAGGTTCTAGTGGAGTGTTACGTCTCACTGCTTCTACTATTTGCATATTACTATAACCTTCTTTGTTGCCTAAGTTAAAACGATATGCGCCATCATTTGCATTTGTATATTCAATTGCTTTGTGTATTCCGCTAGCAACATCTTCTACATGAACATAGTCACGTACACATGTTCCATCAGGTGTATCAAATTTATCACCAAATAATGTAAATCCTTTACCCTGCATAGTTCTTTCAATTAACATAGCAATAATATGAGTAGCATCTTTTTCTTGTCCCATTTCCATTAATGTATCTGCACCAGCAACATTAAAGAAACGCAAACTAACACTATTAATTCCGTATGCAGTAGCATAATCACTTAACATGATCTCTGTCATACGTTTGCTCCAACCATATGGATTCATAGGAGTATGTTGCTCTGTTTCTAAACACACACCACCTTCTGGTTCTCCATAAGTTGCCGCACTACTGGCAAACACAAAACTTTTAACACCTTGATTCTTACATGCATCTAGGAGTTTTAGTGTGCCTACAACATTATTATTATAGTATTTGCTAGGGTCTAAAACACTAGGTCCTACTAAACTTGTTGCTCCAATATGAACTACGCTATCAACGTCTACTAGTAACTGTTGCACTTCAAAGTCTGCATAGTTTCCAATATAACTGTTAACGCAATAGTTATGGCGAAGATTATTTCTATCAACTCCTACCACTTTATGTCCATTGTCACTTAGAAATTTACATGTCTGTGAGCCTATATACCCACCTGCTCCTGTTACTAGTACTTTCATATTAATATTTCTCCTCTGCTACGTGGTCACGATATCTATTGCCACTACGTAGCCAATTGTTGTGTTTATAACTGCCTTCCATGATGTCAAGCATACGATCAATAGTGCCGTTAGTATGGTCACTAATCTTACCCATCTTATCACTTGGTGCTTCAATTCCTGCTAGGATTTTACTTACTGCATCTTCCTTACTCCAAGGCATATAAAGTCTTGTATGATCATTTGCAAACGTTTCTGGAAAACTTCTGTATGCAGGATAAACAACATTACAACCCAATGCATCTGCTTCACTAACTGTATTAGATACCCAGTCTTGCAATGCACAATTAAACATTACTTTAGAATCATTAACTACATTATAGTAATCATTCTTCTGTAAGTCTTTTAGGATTGTAAGTTTGCCATCCGCTTCCATTTGTAAAGCTCTAGTCAAATACTTTTCGTTGTTACTACGCAACGGTCCGCCACTTAGTACTGCGAATTCAATATTAGGATTAATAGCTTTCACCATCTCAATAACATCCATGAAGAAGTCTGGTTGCTTCTCCTGATCAAAACGTGCGGCAAATACCACTCTGTCACTGCGTTCTGTCCATGGCTTAACTTGGTTGTTAATTCTGGAGAGCACTTCCCTCTTGCCAAAACTTAAACCTGAAATATTATAGATAGGTGCATTCCAATTAGCAATACGCATATGTGCAACCATTTCTTCATTGGTTGCAAGAATATGTACATTAGGAATCTCATTACACATTTGTTCGTATAAAGACATCCACTTGCTCATACCCCATACATGAACAAAGTCATCTGGGTCCACTGCTTGTGCTAAACAACGTAAATAAATCTTTGGTCGTTGTTCTTCTGGAATCTGACACATAATATATGGAAGACTTTCAATACCTGGCTGAAACATATCTTCAAAAAATACTACATCTTCTCCTCCGCACTCTCCGTTACGCATCATTTGTACCAGGTTCATGAGCTGGCTCATACCAAAGTATGAACGCCCATGTGCGTCTAACACTTGTCCAACTGAAATTGATTTAGTATTGTCAATAGTTTCGCCTGGTACGATTACATAATCTATACCACGCTCTTTAAAAGCCGCTTCACTCCAGTCTTGCAACTGTAATGTATAACGGCCTTCGTAGGGTTCCAAGCCCATGTAAAATAGCTTACGCATCTTTACCTGCTTCCTTGGCTCTGTCTACTTCGTACCAAAGTTTACCTACGTGAATTTTTAGCTTCTTAGGGCTTCTATCCTTTTGCATTTTGATTTGGATATCAAAAGTAATTGCATTTTCTTTTTCAGTATTTGCAATTTCAAAAGAAAAGATCTTGTAGCTTCTTTTTAAGTCGCCCAAGTATGAATTAAAAACACTAATAAGTTTATTAGTTTCTACTTCATTGTACATATAGCCATCATATGGAGCAATAATTTTAAGTAAATCATACTTAATATCATTGATATTATAATAGCCCATTAGTTTAAAATAATTACCTGTACCGGGATTATTAACTGCTGGTGTTTTGTATTTTATTGTTTCATCTGACATAATATGTCATCCTTGTTTAGGGTTAAAAGTCATTGTTGCACCGTTCTCATTATCCTCTGCAACACTAATTGTTATTGAACGTCCAGGATACTTGTTGTGAATTTCCTGTGCTAATTCCTCTGCAATCATCTCACAACTACGATGATTTAATTCTAATATATCTGAAGCATACAACGATTCCAACCAACGTTTGAATTGAATAAATTCAATATCTCTGTCATCGTGGAATACATCAATTGCTACACGGAAGTGAAAGATATGCCTGTGTGCAACACCTAGGAATGAAACATCATCCCATCCACCTGTTGCTAATGCTGGATCATCTTTAGCGGCAGGGTACAAGTGTACACCTTCCTTTTGAAAAGTAACCCATATTTGTCTTTGTGTTACATCAAGCATTATTATCCTCTTCCTTATCTACAAGTTTCTTTTGGATTTTTAGTATTTCCCATAGTTTCCAATCAATAGCTTCTAGATATTTCATAAGTTGTCTTACAACTATATCGTTACTACCTGCAGGAGCCTCAGTAGATTCTAATGTTACTTGAACATCAGCTTCATCTTTAGCTTCATCTGTTAAACGAATTTTCTTAGTCATAGCATTCTCCTATTCAATTATTTCGTCTTGTTTATATTGGTTCCAGTTTGTGAACTTTTTAGGGTCCATTAATGAGTGTACTGAATGTGTCCATACACCTTTGTTTGTAGCATTAAAATCAACATCGTCAATCTTAATGTTAGCATTGTACCCCAACTGTTCAATGTATGGAACTTTAACACTGATCATTGGAATAAAATTATTGTTTTCTGAGTAACCACTTTCTTGTACCCATTCTAAATCTTCGAGATCAAAGTCAAGCGTGACTAGATAGCCTGCACCAATACACAAGTTAACCATTAGGTCCCAACCTGCTTGCTCGGCATCAGTTCCATGTTCTCCAGTAATTTCAAAACTTTGATTAGCACCTAAGTAAATGTGTTCAACATTATTCTTTACTGCCATTTCCATTATTTCGTCTGCATCTTGTATGCCTACTACAAATAGTGTTTTCTTTCCAAATGCAAGTGTGTGTTCGATTTCATTACCTACAAAATAAGTAACACCTGTAACATCACTGCTTGAACTATAATCTCTTTCCATTTTATTTTCCGGCTTCTAAATTGTTTATTGTTTCTGTTAAGGACGCTATTTCTTGCTTTAAATGTAGTTTGTCCAATTTAAGTGGTTTAACAACATCATCGCTCATATGTTTATTGTATAACATAGTTACTTCTTTGTCAAGTTCTCTATGTTTTTCAACTAGATGTGCTAGATGTCTTTTCTTACTATTAATTGTTCCTGTTCCCATATACATTCTCCTTTGTTTTATAGGTGTTCTAAAAAGTCCTCTGCCGCTTCGGCTTGTTCTGATGTAAACTCTCCATCTGACTCTTCTTGAACTGTATCTCCCGAATCAAATAAACTATCAAATGCACCTTGTGATGTTTTAATAGATTTCATACCACTGAAGTGTGTTAGCATTGCTTCGCCTTCATTTAACATTTGCATCGGGGTTTCGCTTTTAAACAATTTGTTTACAAATTCAGTAACGTAAATTACATCACGTGGAACCCATAAATCAAATTCACTTTGCCCAGGCTTAACTTTATTCCATTCTAAGTGACTAGGCTTATATCTTGTTGTAGCAATGTCGGCTAATGTATTAGCACGTTGACATGCTTCAATGTGTTGATAAACATTATGTGCCATTAACAAGAAGTATGAGAAACTATCCCAACTTGTTTTACCTTCTTTGCCTAACTTGTTCAGCATACCTGGACCCATGTAACATAAGTCACCCATGTTCATACGCTCTCCAATAGGACTGTTAAATGGGAAAGGTATTTCACTGTGCTGAAAACGTTTATCGTCTACTGCTTGTTCCATAACATAACTAAACTTATTATTCCTGTGTACATGTTGTGTATACGCTTGACCTTTAGCAGTAGTAATAAAAGGGCTTGCTGCATCATATGTTACCATCATGTTAGGGTTAATAGTTTCTCTGATGTTACGCTGAATTGCTGTAAATATACAAGACCAATTCAATTTACTTGTACCCAAGTAGTGAATTAAATCTCTACCTGGATCAAGCATCTTCTCATCACGCATAACAATAAGTCTGCGTAATGCAAGATGTAATTGCTTCATGTTGTAACCAGCCATTGCCCAACCTTCAAATGGATAATGCTTAACTGCTGCATACCAATCATCTGCTTGTTGTTCATTGTTGCCTTGCAATACATTTAAGAACTTAGTTTTACCTTGCCTGTTACGAACAAAGTAATCGTTATTAAACATTGTGTATTCCAAACAATCAACCCAGTCAGTTAATCCTGTTTTAGCATTAAGCGGTGGTGCCGCTGCCAATGTAGGAATATCGAGTACCATACTATAATCTGCGGTATGCTCTAACCAATTTAGAATTGTTTTACGCAAGTCATCATCTGTTTTAAAGTTAGGCCAATCACATTTGATTACACCTGTAGCAATCTGGAACCCACCACTATCGCCAAGGATAAAACTATTCTCCCTGTCACGCTTTTGGATCATTGGTTCCTGTTCGTCACTCTTAACTGTGTCTCGAGTGGCATGTCCGGCAGAGTAAAGACCCCACTTGTAATTGTAATAATTGTCTTTGGGTTTTAAAAAGTCAAAGCCATCTATCCCATATTCAAAGCCTTTAGGCATACGTTCAGGCTTAACAAAGTCTGGACGCTTTTGTGCTTGTGCTATGAACTTAGAATAGAAACTACTGATGCTCGGCAAGAACACACTGTAGTCTTTATTACTAGTTGTTAGATCTTTTCTGTCTGCCATATTCTATTCTCTTATACTGTAAGTGCTGGTAAAATGTAATCGTACTTGCCAATTCCAGAATCAACTGAAATCATCAATGCGCCTTTTTTACTAATTTGCATTACACATGTTCCTGACATTCCTAGTTTTAGGATTGCTAATACTTGTGCTAGTGGCCATGCATAACCTTCTGTAATCTCACCAGTTACATTTTTTGCAAATGTACGCTTACCTGTAAATGATCCGTCAGCTGCACCTACTGTTACAATTAAGTCTGTGCCTTCTGTCTTAACAGTAAAGTTAGGTTCAATGCCTCCGTAAATGCCTGCTACTTGTTGTAGTTCATTTACTTTTGCTTTAGTAGGTTCTAGTGTAACATCCCACTCAACACCCTTAAACTTTACAGTTTGTAATGTTTGTTCAATAATCTCTTTACTCATAAAGCGATACTGATCTGTGTTGCCATCTACATCTTTAAACATCAAATGATCTGGACTTGAAACTCCATTACGATCTCGTGCTACAACATCTACTGTAGAATCTTCTGCTTGATAGTTACTTAATGCAGTAACACCTGCTAAGAAACCTAAGTTGCCTAGTCCAAACTCACCATTGAATTCTTCAACTGTGTTGTGTAATTTTGCTTGTAGAATAACTGTACGATCTGCATCCATGGCGTCAAGTGTAGTTGATTCATTTGTTCCTGTGACTTTTACTGATGTAATAAAGCCTAGTCCGGCTGTGTGCTTAACAATGTCTTGCACTATATCTCTGGTACTCATATCATATTTCTCCTAATTGATTAACTGTTATTGTATAATAGTATTTAGAAAATGTCAAGTAAAAAGGCATTTTATGGCTTTAAAATTGATATTCTCTAATATTTGTTTCATGTTATAGCCACTTTGGCTTTTTGATTTTCTTAAAAGGCTTTGTTATTGTGTCTACAGCTTTACTGCCTGCATTTGATACAGTGTCTGCAGCCTTAGTTGTTTCTTTTGCTACAGTATTTGCAGCTTTAGTTGTTTCTTTTGCTACAGTGTTTGCATCATTTGTTACAGTGTTTGCAACTGAATTTGCTGAATCTTCTACAAACTCTTGTGCTGGCTTAGTATCAACTGATACACTTGCATCAACATCAACACCTGCCAATAGTGCTACTTTGCCATCTACACCAATTGTTGCTACTCCGTCATCCATAGTTGCACCACCGCTAACATTAGCACCTACTTGAGCACCAACACTAACACCTGCACCAACTTCAGCACCGTTACCGCTTTCGTCATATACTCCTGTACTTGCACCTGCTCCTACACTTGCACCTGCAATTGCACCTGCATGACCTTCAGCACCATCTTTGCCTACTGATCCACCAACGCCTGCTTTTGCATATGTTTCTGCACCTGCGTTTGCTTCTGTTGTACTTGTAACTCCACCACCTAGATCTGATTCCGATGATGCATTTACACCTGCACTTGCACCTACTTCAACGCCTGCTTCTGCACTTGCGTTTCCGCCTGATACACCTGCACTTGCACCTGCTTCGGCGTGTAGCAACTGCACTTGCGTTAGCTTCTGCTTGGGCACTTGCACTTGTATCTGTTACTTCTGTTCCTGCATCAGCTTTTGCTTTTGCATTTAGAATTTGTTGCTCTGTCATTTCTGCCATTGTTATTTCCTTTATTTTAGTGTTAAACCCAATTGTTGGATTGTTTGTTGTACACATAATGCTTGGACCTTACAGTCTTCCAATGCATTATGAGCCGCAAAGTCAATTGCTTTGCGTGGATCTACTGGCATAATGCCAAATAGTGTTCTGCTATCTCGTATCTTCCAAAACGGCCACGGTGTGTGATGATTATATTGTTTAAGTAGATTTTCTAATATAACTATATCAAATGCAGGACCTTGACACCAAATAGTATCTGCACTAACACACCATTTGTTTAGTGCTTGTAATACTTCTAATACTGGTGTACGATTTTGATCACCTAATGCTTCTTCACGTACACTTGCTTCTTGTTTACCCCACCACTCAAGTGTGCTCTCTTGCGTAGTTCTGCCTTTTTCTAATTGTTCGTCTACTTCAAATCTGTAGTAAAATTCTTCCCAATGTTCGCTAATTGCATTTGGATTAAACTTAACACCACCAATAGTTAATACTACACATTCAGGACCAGTGCCTAATGTTTCCAAATCAATCATTGCGTGTGTTGTCATTCGTTTAATCCAAATACTTTCAATTTATCTTTGCCATCTGCTACTTCCCAATTATTAGTGTAAGCATCGCCCCAATGTATAGTTCTTACTTTATTAATACATTTCTGCAATGTTTCTAAATCTGATGCCTCCATCGCACCAATAATGTATTGCATAGCGAATGCTTTAGGTATGCATCTATGCTCGTGTGCTAAGTAATTTATAATTGATTGTTTATTGTCTTCCGGATGATCATGTATGTACTTTGCTATATTATAATATGTATCTTCTACAAAATGCGTATCAGTAACATTTCTTCCCATTGTAGCTCGTGTTGATTCATTAGTCAACACAAACTTATCTGTGTATAAAGCCTGCCAGTTTACATTATCTGGAAATCGTTGTTTAAATCTCGCACATTGTTTTGAGATTCTTGTAACGTAGAATGCCGTGAGCATGTAATTATAATAGTTATTCCAACTTTTATAGTCTTTTGCAAACGATTGCTCTGCTAAGTGTAAGTCCATTTAGCGTATTACTCCGATTTTTATGTTATTGTTAAGTAAATTATACGTGATTATAGTAGGTTTGTCAACCTATATAAATGCTTATTTGATAGAGATATTGTTATAAAAATCTTCAAATTCAGGAAATGCATCTACAAAACTATTTCCATGCCAGGATGATTAAAGCTATCCTCCAATGACATATTTTCTGTTGTTTTGATTACATCTGCACCGTTGTCACTTCCTTGGGTTTTCCACTCACAACAAGGTGTAATATTTCCATTAGACCATTCATATCTAGTAACCCATGGAGCATAACAGGCTGGTCTATTATTACTCATTTAACGATGCCTCTGATCTATTATTACTTTATTCTCATCTCTAGTTTCAGCACTTGCGTCTTTGAGAATTTCGTCTACTTCTTCTTTTGAACTGCCTAATGCAATTAAGGCTTCTTCGCAAGGTAATGTTATATCTTTTTCTTTAGTGTATGCATTATCATACGATGCCCAAAAGGCATTTTGTATATCTTCTTCTACTTCTCTTTCAATCATAACTTCCGTTAATCTCGATTTAAGTCTTGTTAGTTTAGGAATATCTTCTTCGCATGCTTGTACTAATCCGCCAGCGGTTGTTCCAACCAACATCGCGGCCAAAACATTAGGTATTGCATTGAGAAATAGTTCTATCATGTGTTTGTATTTATATTGTTTGCTTTTATTAATGGAATAATAAATTCATCTGCATAATCTCGAGAACCACTTCCTTTTGGATGCCAGTCGTCTATAAATTCTTTGTCATTTTTTACACACCAGTCAACATATGGTTCATCTATGCAGTTTACGTTATTTTGATTAAGAATGTTTTTTATTTGTTCCCATTTATAATCTGATTTATTTGTAGAGTAGGTCTCATTTTCTAATATACCCGACCAGCCTCTGAATGTGTATACCTGGATGCCTGCTTTTGCTAATAAACATAACTTGCTTACTACTCTGGTTATCATTGTTGTGGGATTTCTTATTTCATCTTTAACAACAGAATGTTGGTCAGTCCATATTATATGTTGTTTTCCAAATACACCATTCCAATCGTCCCAACTACCTTCTGGTTGATGTCTCCCTTTTACGTGTTGTGCTAAGTCTTGCGGATATTCTTTTAAATTATAAAGTCCACCTGCTCTAGTCATACCTGTCATCTGATATAATATTGTTAAATTATCTGCTGAATGTGTGAGAAGATATTCATCTATACAATCTAATAACATTTGATTGCCGCCGCCGCCAAAGTTATAGTGGTCGTGTTTATCAAACAGTTTTCCTACATGTGATGTCCAATAATTACTTAGTTCTTTGTTATACGGTGGTGCTAAACTACATCCCAATGTTAACAATGTTTTCATTTAAACTGCTCAGCATAAGGATCAAACTCTGTTCCACACTTCTGAGCACATACACCTAGCTTGCCTTCTTTGATACTATTGAATGCCCAACTGCGTTGTATGTCTTTCATAATGCCACTAGCAAACACACCTTCAATGCCATTTACTTTAGCACTAATTCCATCCTTGCCTCCTGCTGCATCTATGAAGTCCCATATCTGTTCTACTTTAGGATCACTGTGCCACCATTTGTACATACGACCAGCAGTCCAACAACAAGGCATAACTAATCCTTCTGCGGTAATAAAAATACTTTTAGTATCCTTGCCTGCTACTTTGCATTTTACTGTGGCTTGATTGTAATAATCCATCATACTGCCGTATGTTTTTTCAATCTCTTCTTGTTTTAATAATGCTAGGTTCTGATGCTCTGCTTTTTTAGGTTTAGCAAGTTGTTGCATGTCAGCACCTTTGCGATTCTTTGCTTGGTGTGTTTCTTTCTTTTCACTGTTTGCATTAATGAAGCGGCCTGTTTTCTTTTTCATAAAGCGTTCAACACCCCACTCCTTAGCGAGCTGTTCAGCACGTTCTACATCACATTCACTGTGTTCAAATATTAGATAATCCCATCTAGCTCTACCACCTGCGGCAATAAATGCTTTCATGTTACGCTCTACTTTATCCCACTGTACGCCTTGTCTGTATAAGTGATTAGTTTCTTCTAGTCCATCTACACTAAAAATAACACAACCATTACGGCCAATTACTTTAGCAACTTCGGCCCACCATTCTGGATCTCTTGCACCTGCGTTTGTGTTCATAGCACTAATAGGATCACCTAAGTTACCACACATATACATTGTCTTTAGTTGTGCAATAAAATCATGTGGGAATATATCTATACAATCATCTAATGTTAGTTCTTGTAAGTTATTTTTAATATGCTGATTAACTGGTCCGCCATTTTCATTACGGTCACACATTGGACAACTTGCATTACAACGTTGTGTGACTTCTAAGTGTACTTCGTTAATTTGTTTATATTCATACATTAAAATACTCCATCAAATATAAAATAGTCAACTATAAAGGTTGCTTCTGCTCCAATAAACACTGCTAGATAATAATTAAGTTTTCTTATCTGCCACAACCAATATATAAATGCCCATGCTATTCCTACTCTAAGTGTGTATAATACGTTGGCTTGTATAAGCTCGTCCATTGAAGGTAATACTTGTGCTTGAAAGAACCAAGCAAATATTCCACCATCATATAAAAAACTTACTTGTGCCGCTATTAAAACTGCGGCCGAGTAGAACATATATTTATTAAAGAATTTTACAATATGTGCAGTTACTAATAATCTGTACCCAACATAAATTATGTTAGTTAATAATAATTCCATTAATGTGATCTCTTTCCATCAAATACACATACAAAGTATAGTCCTTCTGGACCGCAACTAACTCTGTGGTGTACTCCATCTTCTATTAGTACTACATCGCCTGCTTCTACAAATCTAGGAACATTATCTAAGTACATAGTTCCTGCACCCTTTACAAAATAATATACTTCTTCTTGTCCAGGGTGTGTATGACCGTTTGTGCTTTGGTAAGGTTTTAAATCTGTTGAACTAACAACTAAATTATTTAAGTGTGTATTGTCTTTTAGTGTATAGGTACTGTTATCTTTAATTAGTTCTCCGCCTATGTCTTTTATTTTTACTAACATTACTCCTCCATTATTAATTTTACATCTTTTCCTGGACCCATTTCGCTAGGAAAACCACCATGCTCTTCGCAATAATGAATAATAACTGCTCTGTACCATAATTGGCTATTGTGGTGTGCTACTTTATTAAATTTATGAATACTATTATTATCAGCCTTCATAGTGCTTATAGCACGAGCGGCTTCTGTTTGTAACTCTCGTAATGAGAATCCATCAAGTATTACATTCCATAATTCTTTATCCATTGTTATTGGCCTTTTGTGCTAAATCTTTTGCAAACTCCATTGCAGTCATTCCATTAGAATAAACTACCTCAGGTGGCAATGCTTGTAGCTTATTATGTGTTTCTATAATTAGTTTCTCAAACTTTGATTTCTCTGCACAAGGTTTAGTCATTGCATTATTTATGTTGTTATAGTTTACTAATAAAAGTTGTAATACTTTTCTATCCATTGTGAATTCCTTTTAGTTTTAATAGCATAGCTCGTCTTTCATCTACAAATTCAAATGCTATTATTTGTCTACCATTTTGTTCTTTATAATATACTTCTGCTAATCTAACATCTACTCCGTATACAAAATTTTCTGATCTTAGTATTGATGATATGTTTCCTATAGCATCATATGTAGCAAACATATCTTTGTTACTTGTATACTCGTCTGTGTAAAACTTTATTACTGCTGGCATGATGTTTAATGTAATGTTCTTGCTGCATGTAATGGTTGTACACCCGATAACTTAACTAACATAGCTTCATGCTTGTCCATAAATCCAAACTTGAGAATCATTGTTTCATCTTCTTCGTATGATTCATGAAACCAAAAGTCTGGACCATATGTTAATCCTTTTGCTCCTAGCTCTGCTGATATTTTACAACACGCATCAATTTCAGAATGTTCAGTAAAATCATTCATAACAAATTCTATGTATACTACATCTTCCATTACTTAACACCTATTAACATAAATCTATTATATAAATTAGTATCTAATTCACCTTCGTACATAATACTTTGCATAGGATATTTGTTTTTGGCTTCTTCTAAATCTTTAACACAGTTGCTATGTTGTGGATTACTAAAGTAATCATTTGTTTGCAATACAACAAACGTTTCACTTGGTAAATTATCATACCATTCGTTATTCATATGTTCGCAACTTGTATTAATGACCATATGAACTTTTTCTTCATGTTCTGAATGATGAGCATTACATATCATGCTCTTTCCATTCCATTTAATTTTGTTAACATCATGTGTAATAGCACTGAACTTACCTTCACTAACTTCTTTTTCGTATAAACATTCAGTAGGAGGAATAACTTTTGGATCGTTATCAACAGTATAAATTTTGTTTACTTCAAACTGTGAGAATAAAAAGTATGCTACAAAATTATACCAACCACCATAAAATACTACATTACCTAAGTTACCTTCTACACATTTTGCAAGTTCAGTTGCTAACCAAATTTTACTCTTTACTTGTCCACGTGATAAAAAGTCTCCTAAGTCAGGAAGTAATAAAGATGTTGCATGATCAACTACAAAGTAATCAATAAATCTACAAATTCTATTAACAAAATCATCATCAGCCACTGTTGCAATTAAACTAGTAATGAGTTCTGTCTTTACTTCTACATCATCCATATGTTCATTTAAAAGCATGTTTACCCAGGCTCTACGCAACTCATATGGAACTTTTTCAATTCCTTCGTATTTGCCTTCTATCATATTCATTATTATGTCACGTTTACGATAATAGTTTTGATGATACAATGCTTTAAATACTGGCTCGTACTTTTCTTCTTGTCCAGTAGCCCGAAAGTATTCGCTTAGTCCATTCAACCAGTGAAACTTACTTGTAAACTCAGAGTGCTTCATTAAATGTTTCCTTTAACCAATTCCAGTCATTAATCTTACGTAATGCTTCTGTATTACCTTTATAGTGCGTTCCAAAGTCTCGCCCTTGTTGAGCACCTAGTATTGCATAATCACCATAGCGTCTGTTTTCACCACGTGTACACCATACTTCTAATCTGTATGCATCATCAACTTGTTTGTTGTGATCAATAATATTACTTGCTAACTTAGTACACTCTCTAAATCCACTACGCCATGTGTTAAATGGATCTGTATTGAATGCAGTAGTGTTTGCAATCTCAAACTTAGGTACAAACTTTGCACCAATACTTGTAGTCATATCTACTTTAAATTCTGTTACTGCTAGTAAATTCTTCTTAGGAAATAGTTTAAGTCCTCCATATCCATATATCAAATCATTAATTGGATTATGACTACGATAAGTAAACACACATTCTGTTTCCTTTACACCTGGATAAGTTTCTCGTCTATCACTAGGTTCAAACTTAAATGCAAAGTTCTCTTGTATTACTGCATCTGCATCACATACATAAAAATAACCTGTGCGTGATTCTTCTGCCGCGGCCTGATGTGCTTGTAATAATCCTTCCACATTATCAATGCGTTTGGCATGTGGGGCTTTTTGTTTTAGTATTTCAAAATTGTCATCAGCTTCGGGTTCACCGAATGTTAACATAAAAACATCTAACATATAATTCTCTCTTTAACTTTCATTTACTGCTTTATGCACTTCATCATCAAGCCAGTATTCTTGTACATCTTCGTGTACATCTTCGTGTACTGCTAAACATTTACTGAATAAGTGATTACCACTTCCTTGTGGTCCTGTTATTATTAATAGTCTTGTCATTGTATACCTTATAATACATTAAATAGAGTGAAATGTCAAGTGTTTGTATGTGTTTCTTTAAGTATAGTTATATTTATGATAATACAAAACACCCCCCATTGGGAGGTGTTGTATTTAATTTTATTATTGAGCTAATGGATTGTCTAATGCTCTTTGTAGTCTCTTGTTAAGTCTACTTTCTAATTCTTTAAGTTTTAAGTCAGTACTTGTTGTTAAACTATCTGCTTTTTGTTGGTAATCAGTTAGCAACTGGTCACGTTTGTTTTCAAAACGTTGATCAGCTAAATCAATTTGCTCACGTGTTTTATCTTCAACTTTGTTTACATCGTCTTCTACTTGATCAACAATACGCTCTAGTCTAACAATATCATCACGCAATCCGTTTTTAATATCTTTAGAATAGTCTAGTGCTTCGTCAAGTTTAGTGTTAACTACCTGTAGTTCTGCTCTAATTCCACTTAGATCTGGTGTTACATAGCGTTCTATTTTAGCTTTCATGTTTCTATAGTCATTATAGAATTCAAAGCCTCCCCATGCTGCTCCGCCTAATGTACTTAGAATTGTTAGTACTAGAAATAGTTTACCGCCGGTAAACTTTAATCCACCTACTTCTAATGTTGTTTTATCACTCATTGTGTTTACTCCTTGTCTGGTATTTCCAGTTTGTTTTCTTCTTTGGCTTTGCGTACTCCTGCACACATACGTCTTACTTCTGCGAACTCTTCACCTAGTTCAAGTCCTTGATACCTTGCACAAAGTTTTAACATTTCTAATTGTTGCTTTAGTAATTCATTTGTCATCATTGTTCTTTTATATTTTTTAGTGCATGTTGACCCTAATGGGATTGACAATCTTAGGCCAAATCTCAATGAGTCTCTATCACTGTTGTTGTTATAGCTACTGTCACCACCGTTAATAGATAAACTATCTTCTATAGTTTTTTCTATGTATGGTTCTAGTGTTGCTGATTGACAATGGCCTCCACCATATTGTAAATATTCATTGGCAGCCTTTGCCGATTTGCTCCAGAAAGCCATTACAACTGCAACTACAATAAGAATACCAAAATACATATATTTGTTCATTTTAATATCCTCCGTTAAGTTGTCTTTGCATCTCTTTCAAGTCATATTTCAATTGAACGATTGAATCATTCAACTTATAATAGCTTTGTTCCATTGCTCGTAGTTCAGCTTCGCTTGCCAGTTTATACTGTGCATCTCTTAGTGATTCTGCTAATACTTGTATTCTTGCAATCTGTGTAGCAAAGTTAGTCATTTCAATAAGCATTTCTTCACGTCCTTGCTTATACAACTCATTAACAGCCTTCAAACGAATGTCTAGTTTTTCTACTTCACTATTCATCATTGTGTCTAACGATTGATAATTGTTTTTAGTTGACATTTGTAAACTTGCAATGTGTTTTTCATTTGTTTCTATTGTGTTCTGAAGAGAGTTCACATAACTCAACCCTCCGTATAGTGATGCCACTACTGCCGCTATTACTGGCACACCTGCTGCGTATTTCATTATATTCATTTTATAGCTCCTTAATCCATTCCTTCATATTGCATGTCAACCATCTTATTCCAAAGTAATTCACTTGCAAGTCCGTTCCTTAATCCTCTTAGATTCTCTGGAACTTTTTTATCTTTATATATTTCATCTGATTGATAGAAATCTACTCCTGGTATTGCTAACTCTCCGTAAGCATTAAATCCTGGAACATAGTTAATTAAGGCAGCAATGATTTGTTGTAAGGCTTGCTGAGCTTCTAGCGTTTGTGCTTTACCCATATCATCTGCTAACTTTTTTAACTTATCTTTAATAATTTCTTTCATCTTTTCTCGTTTTGCTTTTTCTTTTTGTGCCTTTGTTAGTTTTTTAATATTCTTTTTCTTTACAACTGGTTTCTCTTCAGTTGCTTCTTCTTCAGTTGCTTCTTCTTCAGTGCTTTCTTCTTCGCTTGATTCTTCCTCAGTTGATTCTTCTTCAGTAGACTCTTCTTCTGTGCTTTCTTCTTCAGTAGTCTCATCTTCTGTACTTTCATCTTCTGTGCTTTCTTCTACTGCTTCCTCGGTATCTCCTTCAGTATCCTCAGTGGAACTATCTTCTTCTGATGATCCGGAGTCGCTACTATCTTCGTCTGTCCCGTCACTATCCATTGACTGTTCCACATCACTACCGGACTCTTCTTCTGAATCTTGCGTTTCATTTTGTGGTTCGCTTTCTACGGTCTCTACCTCTACCTCTGGTAGTGTTTCTATTTCTAATTCTTGTTCTATTTGTGCTTCTACTTCTAATTCTATTTGCTCAACTGGTGTAGGTACTTCAACTACTACAACTTCTACTTCTGGAATATCTGGCATAACTATTTCAGGTTGAGGTACTTCTATTGTTTGTGGTATGTCTGGTATTAAATTAATAACTGGTAATGTTGGAACTTCAATAACACTATCAACAATACTATCACCTGTGCCTGTGCCATCATCTATTAAATCTTCTGGGCTTGCTTCAACAACTGGTGCTACATAACCTGTACATAATGGATCGTACTGTGGATTATATAAACACTGTTGATCAAAATATGCTTGTTCGTATCCTGTACAACGAATATCGTAAGTTGCGTCTGCTTCACACTGTGCATTAAAAAATGCTTCTGCATAACCCGTACAACTTTCATCGTATAATACATTTGCATTACACTGATATGTTAAGTAAGCTTCATCATATCCACTACACGATTCATTATACAATGCGTTTGCATTACACTGATATGTAAAGTAAGCCTCATCATACCCTGTACATCCACTATCATATAATGGATTTGCACTACATTGTTGATTATAATATGCTGTCGCATACCCTGTACATCCACTATCATATAATGGATTTGCACTACATTGTTGATTATAATATGCTGTCGCATACCCACTACAGTTTGTGCTATATAATGGATTAGCACTGCATTGTTGGTCTTCGTATGCTTGTGCATATCCAGAGCAACCACTGTCATACAGTGGGTTAGATTCACATTGTTGATTATAATATGCAGTCGCATATCCGTCACACATTGGACTATAAAGTGCATTTGAATCACAGAATGTATCAAATTTGGTATCAGTTATAAATCTATATTTGTGACCACGTGTAGGAATAAATGTGTTTCCGTCTTTGTCCTTTGTATATAAGAATGCGTAATGGTTACCATTATAATTAAAACTAGCACTGGTAATAACTGCATCTTCGCATCCATTATCATAAGTTTTACATTTAGCAACCCAATCACCGTTGTCTAATTCTGATTCGTTATAAAATAATGCATTCCATACGTCAGTGCCATCTGCTTTTACTATTTCAATATAGTCACTGCCTTGTCCTGCTTTGTTTGTTAGGTCTTGAGTGTAATCAGTGTTTGCCCAATTATAATTTGGACAACCACTGTCGTAGTGTGCATCTAAACTACACTGTTGATTGTAATATGCTGTTGCATATCCATCACATCCACTATCGTAAAGTGGATCCGCACTACATTGTTGATTGTAATATGCTGTTGCATAGCCATCACATCCACTATCATAAAGCGGGTCTGCACTACATTGTTGATTATAATATGCTTGTTGATAACCTGGACAACCTGGATCGTAAAGTGCATTGGCACTACAATTTTGATCGTATTCCCATGCCGCATAAGCTGTTGCATAACCTGGACAACTAGGATCATAAAGGGCTGTATCATTACATGGGTTTGCTCTATAAGTAAACCATGTTTGTAATCTGTTTATAACTGGTCCATAGTATCCATCCCAATTACCTTTGTCTTGTCCATTAATTCTAAATCTTACATCACCTACTGCATTTGGTGTGCGTATGGTTCCTGTTTTATCTATGTGGTTGTATATTTCTATATTGCCTTCTTCAATCTGCCAGCGAGTGGAACCAACTGTTACTTCATTGTCACTGTGACTGTTGGCAGCATTCCATTGATACCAAGTGTCCATGTTCCATGTTTTGGTTTCAACTACATTTCCATTGGTATCGGTTATTTCAATAACAACTTGTAGTTCGTCAAAATATGTATCGTCTGTAACTTCACCTGTTGTTGTGTTTACTCTGTTGCTTATGTTAGTATTGCAACCCGATTCACTAGGCGTATTAAAGCACATAACATAACGCCAACTGTAATGGACTTTGTCTATGCTAACTCCTGTACCTGTTAGTGCTTGATTGATTGCATATGTTATAGCAAATGTGTTGACACATTCGCCCCATCGAACTGTTTCTGTACCCCAATTTGAAGAGTTGACATGTGCGGCTGTTGTTCCACTAGGACATCCATATTGTGGATTCGTAATGGTTCCGTCACTTAAATCTAGTGTGTCTGGACTAGTTGTTGTTGGATTGGTTGGAGCTGATGTGTCTGCTAGTGTAAAACTAGAGTAAAAACAGAAGCAAGCCAACAATACCAATGCCTTGCATAGCACCTTCAAGTTTGTCATTCTTTCGAGTCTCCTCCTCTTTGTTTATAGGTTTTAAATCTTCGTTAGCATCCCATTCCTGCTGGGCTTCTTCTCCAATTTTACCTAAAAACGGACAAGGGGTGCCTGCCATTTCCATTGCTCTAAAAACTCTGTCATCTTGACACATGATACTGACGGCTGCGACCTTCATACCCATGTCATATATTGTTTTGGCTAGTTTTAGCCTTTCACAATTTAAGTCACGTACTGTTGATCCGCCACTGATACCTAGTATCTGAGTTTGTACTGCACCTGATATTCCTACAGTACATAGATCACTATTACTGCTATTAATACTGGGTGAAATTGCACTTGGTGGTGGGCTTTTGACTGTTGTTTTGTTGTCACCTTTTGTTGTGACTGTACTGTTACTAGTACTTTCTGTTACGATAGGATCAGCATATGCAACGTTGCTTCCTAGTACTAAAAATAATAGCGCCAATGTTTGTAATAATACTTTCATTAGTATGCTTCTCCTTAATTAACTACTACTATTTATTATTTTTAGCAATTTCTTTAACCTATGCTTTAATAAAATGCTAGTCATAAGAAAAGGGCAACAGGAGCTGCCCTTTAATGTAACCTAAGTTACGTTCCTAAGGTAGTTAGGACTGGTTTAGTTTACTTAACTAAATCTTCTTTGTAGATTGCTTTTAGTTTTAGTGCTTCTACGTTAAACTTAACTAAATTTTTAAGAGCATCTTCAGTAACAAATGTCATTAGTGTATCACGCTGTTGATCACCGTCTGCACCAATTAACCATTCGTAGTTGCCTACTTTTTTCTGAATAGCCGCTACTGCATCTGCGTCTTGTGACATACGACGAAGTGCATCTTGTAGTTTAGCTGAGTTAGGGTTACCTTTGTTTGCCCAAATTGCTTTCTGCATACCATCACGGAATGATTTTACAAGTACATATGCATCATAAAACTCACCGCTTGGTGCTACACCCCATTTTTCTTCAAACAAGATCTCAAGCTGATAGCCTGGGTAGTTTGGATCGTCATTGTGGCGGGCATTTGCTGCATCTAGAATACCATGATGGAACCATAGCTTTGCATCGCCGGCATCAATAACTGGTTGTGCATGCTTTTTAAATGCTGCTGGGTTTTCACGTGTTCCAAGTAATTCACCACGTTTGAATGCCAAACGTCTTTCTGAACCTTTCATACCCGAAACCCATGTTACGTTTTCTTTAAAACAAGCAATATACTCGTTTACTGACTTGTCTGGTCCACAAATGAGCAATGTCATTGCAAATGCTTCTGGAACCATGCCTGATCCTGAACTAAATGACGGCTTGTCCATATCTGCTTCTGCACGGATTGCCGCAATAATGTTTAGGTTCATAAGTCCAATTGACTCATACTCGTCATAGTTGTAATCAACTTTGTCTGCTAGAAATGACACACCGTTACCACCATGTGATACCATAAAGTGATCGTCTTCAAAACGTAGTTCATTGTGCCATTTGTTGAAACCAGGAATATCTCTTGCACCTGGAATTAATTTAATAGTAATCTTTTCACCTAAGAAAGGCTCAAGTTCTTTTGCCACAATTTCTGTCCAAACTGTTGTGCCTGAACCTGGTTTTTGTGGTACCACTAAGACTACATCTGCTAGTGCCGATGTTGCCATTGTTGCCGTAATTACGACTGTTGCTAAAAGCTTCTTAAACATTTAGTTTCTCCTTATATTAATATCTAACTATAGTTTAGTCTTGATTTATTAAAAAATACTCCGTAAATAAACATTCCTATAACTGCTACACAAAGACTTAAGAAAATTGGTCTGTCTAGTAGTTTTGGAATATCATACAGAATAAACATTTGTAACGATAATGACTCAATTCTATCTGCTAGAATGAATCCCATTAACATCGCTGGTCGACTAAACTTTAAATACTTTGCACTTAATCCTAATATACTACATAGTATAAAGATGGCATAGTCTTCCCAACCCCCGGTATATTGAACACAAGCCCAAGTTACAAATACTAGTAACAATGGCCCAAATATCCAATATGGAACATATGTGATCAGTGCAATCCAACGTGTGAATACCAGACAGATAACACACACGGCGATTGTTGCTCCCATAAATCCTATAAACAAGCTGTCAAAGAACTTAGTATCATACACCAAGTCTGGTGTACCAAGTTCAAAGTCCAGATACATAAACAATGCCATTACGATAGCGGCAAAGCTGGCGCCTGGAATACCAAACAATACTGTTGGTATCATACTTGTTGCCTTCTGAGCGTTATTTGATCCTTCTGGACCAATAACACCTTTAATATTCCCTTTGCCAAAAGGAATCTTTTCGTTTGGATTGGCGGCAGTGGTTGCTCCATATGCCATCCAATCGCTCATTGCTCCTCCCAATCCTGGAAGGAAGCCAATAAATGCTCCTATGAAACCGCCACGTAGGCCGTCCCATTTATGTTCCCATACTGCTTTTATGCCTTTCCATGTTTGTCCTTTTTGTGTTGTTTGAATAGTAGCAACTGTTTTGCTACCAAGCAACCCTTTGACAATTTCAGGCACTGCAAATAGTCCTGCAACAAATGGCATAATCTGAACGCTATCTGCTAGATAGTCCCAACCAAATGTATATCTATCTGCGGCAGTTTCTGGATTCATACCAATAAGTCCTATAAAACAACCTATAGCAATTGCAATTAAACTTCTTACCCAATACTTTGAACTCACAAATCCTACTGTAGCAAGTGCTAACATTACAAATGCCCATAGTTCTGGAATACCAAATATCATAATCAAATTACTATACCAAGGCAGTAATGCAAAAGTCAATGTTCCCCAAAGTAATCCATTAAACGTACTACATACAATAGCGGCCGTTAATGCTTCTGTGGCTCTACCTTGTAATGCTAATGGAAATCCATCTACCATTGTAGCGGCGGCACTATTTGCACCAGGAATACCTAACAGTACTCCACTAAAACTGTCTCCAGTAGTACTTGAGGCTACTACTGCCATAACAAATATTACGCCTAAGTATGGATCAAATGCTGTGAACCAGCTTATAAATCCAAACATAGCTACAAGGCCTGTAGTAGCACCTGCACTTGGAACAATACCAACTATAAGTCCGTATAAGGTTCCTGCCATGATAGCTAGGAAAATTTCCATTTTTATCTTCTCCGATATAGCTTATGAAATTTTGTCAATAGAAATCCGTGCCAAAGACACGCTCTTCAACACTCAATAAAACATCTATGTAATTTGATGAGTTACACCTTGGAACTCTGACACTCGTCTAAGTATGGTGTATGACGGGAATAATACAGCTCTGTATTATTATAATATTATTTATCTTTTCTTAGCACAAAATAATATCTAGAGCCTCTTTCACCGTCTTCTTGTCTTAGATCAACAATACTACAGTT